TCACATCGTCTATCTTTCACATTAACCATTCCGTCCATTTTATGAATCGCACAATACAGCCCTTTAGATGAACCGAGTAAGTTGAAAACAGGTTGTTTATCACATCCTTCGTGTTCACATCGTTTATTTTTTACATCAACCATTCCATCCTTCTTGTGATCTGAACAATACAGACCTTTGGATGAACCTGGTGTGTTGAAATTCGGTCGTTTATTACATCCTTCGTGTACGCATATATACATTGATTTATTTTATGATGGTGTATGTATGATATATTATTCAATTTTTTTATTAAATACTAATCATAATCTTTAAACCTGATTAACAATTAAAACAAATTATTAACTAATTTAAAATAAGGTCATGTATGATAATTATATTTTATCAATTTTTCTTGACAATTTTTCTTGAAATTTTATTTTTTATTTTTATTATTTCTATATCTGAAAAAAAATTAAGAGAGAAATAGAAAGGGAAGAGAGCGTTATCAGAGAAAGAAAGAAATGATGAAAAAGGAGAAGAAAGATACTTAAGATGGTATGAAAATAAATAAATATTCAGAAGAGGGTAATGTACTCTCACAAAAAGAAAAAGTCATAATTCAATATTAATAAAAGAAAAACATTATTATTTAGTTTGAGGTTTAAAGAAACCCTAAATTGTTAAATATATATATAATTTCAACGATAATTATTGAAACATATTTAATATTAAAGCATGGGTTCTGTTGATAATCACGAAATAAGTTTAAATGATGTCTTTGACAACATATATTCCAGCCAACATTGGTATGGTGGAGGAAGCGGTGAAGGAAGCACTATAGAATTCAATAAAAATGATTATATACCATATTTACGTAATTACATTGATATTTATAATATTAAAAATGTGGTAGATATTGGCAGTGGAGATGGCCAATGTTTGGATGCTATTTATAATGATAAACCCATTCAATATTTTGGATACGACTGTTCAAAATCAATTATTACCGAAACAAAAAAGAAATATGAAAATGATAAATTTCATTTTGAATTAATTGATGGTGATGCTATTTGTTTATACATTCGCAAAGAGGTTGATTTAATCATTATTAAAGATGTATTACAACATTGGTCTACTCCAAGAATCGTATCATTCTTAAAAGAATTAGTCAACAATATATCTTTCAAAAAATGTTTATTGATCAACGATATCACTCGTTCAAATACGATAGATATTGAAGATGGAAAATGGAGATGTATTAATTGGAATAGTCCATGTTTTAATCAATTTGAATGTAAAACAGAATTAATTTATGGTAACAAATTATTAAAACAAGTAGTTGAGTTTCAGGGTATAAAAGCATGAGCTCTTCTCTTCCACACAGCCATGTACGCCGTCGCATCCTGCTCCTGCTCCTCCTCGAAAAAACGAGTTGCTACGCAAAGAGTATATTGGAGTTCTATTTTTTTGTTTTTTTTTACAATTAACATATTTAATTGGAGTATGCGAGACCACCCATACCGCTCATGATACGGAGCACATTGTAGTTGGTGGCGAAAATCTTGACAGATTTAGTGTCAGTGCCAGATGTATCTATGCCTGTAAGTTTGAGGGTAGCAGTGTCAATACGAGACATGTTACATGTACCAGAGGGTTGATGCTCCTCGGGCTTAAGAGCGAAGGAGTACACATTGATAGGAGACTGGGTTGGTACACGCTCGTGATGTTGATAGGGTTGTACAAGCTGATAATACATGGGCTTTCTCTCGGACATACGCTCGTGGCTGTTGAGGGTGATTTGTGCCTTTGTGTAGGTACTTGTGTAATCACCCACTTTACCAGTAAGACCCGTCTCAACCCAAACGAGCTCTTTCACCGGATGGTTAAAGTTCATCTTGATGCTTTGAGAGGGAGCCTCGTCACCGGTGAATTGGAGCTGTTCAATGAGATACTCATGCGATACCTGGGCGAAACGACGACGCTCGTCAGTGTCAAGGTAGACATAGTCCACATATAAAGAGCCGTTCAAGGAACCATTGCTGTCTACAGCAAGAATTCGTGGTATAGGATCGCCATCTCCATCGGTCATTTCGGGTTGTGTATGGGCAATATCCGCAAGAGAAGCGAATTCCAAATTCACTTTGACCTCGTGGTATTGAAGGGCGATGAGAGGGAGGGCAAGACCTGGGTTACGACAGAACCAGAACTGAAGCGGGACATATACCACACGATCGTTTCTTTCGTCACCATCAATATCATTAGAATGAGGAAATGTAATCTTATTGTCCGCATCCATATTAGCACCTTCTACCATATTCTTGTAACCAGCCCAATGTCCAGCGGTCTGGGATAGTTCGTTCCAGATCTGGAGCCAATCACCGTAGTGCTTGTCAATTCGCTGACCACCGATCTCAATCTCAACGGACTTGACGAGCTTGTGACCCACCCATGCATCGTATACCGAGTCGGTGTTAAGTTTGGGAAGATCGATCTCTAACCACATACGGTTGATAAGATCACCATTGCGAGAGATAGTAGCGGTAACTTTACGGTTGAAACCAACAGTACCATTGATAGTTTGGGCAATAGACTCCATGGAGAAGTTAGTGTGACGACGGTAAACCACTTTGAAAAAGGTGATTTGAGGGTTTCCGGACAAATAGATGTCCTGGGCACCGTAAGCGACAAGTTGCATTAAGCCTCCACCACCCATTTTTGTATTATTATTATATTAAGATTTTTTTTTCATATTTTCAGTCTATTTTTCGTGTATTTTAAAAATAGTATTTTAACAGTCATCTCATACGGTATAATGTTTTGTTGTATCATATTCCTAAAATATAAATTTATAATCTGTTTCGATCTTTCTTACAATGCGTATCTTTTCTATTCCTTTATTGCATTTATGAATTAAATGTTTTGTTTTTACATTTAATTTTTATAAAAAATATTTTTTTTTTTTGATAATTAACATATTTTACAAAACGATGTTAATAATTTTTACGAAACGATGTTAATACATTTAATTGGAGTATGCGAGACCACCCATACCGCTCATGATACGGAGCACATTGTAGTTGGTGGCGAAAATCTTGACAGATTTAGTGGCGGATGTATCTATGCCTAGAAGTTTAAGGGTAGCAGTGTCAATACGAGACATGTTACAGGTACCAGAGGGTTGATGCTCCTCGGGCTTAAGAGCGAAGGAGTACACATTGATAGGAGAAACGGTTGGTACACGCTCGTGATGTTGATAGGGTTGTACAAGCTGATAATACATGGGCTTCCTCTCGGACATACGATCGTGGCTGTTGAGGGTGATTTGTGCCTTTGTGTAGGTGCTTGAGTATGAGTCATCCGAGGAATCAACCTCGACCCACACGAGCTCTTTTACGGGATGGTTGAAGTTCATCTTGATGCTTTGAGAGGGAGCCTCGTCACCGGTGAATTGGAGCTGTTCGATGAGATACTCATGTGATACCTGGGCGAAACGACGACGCTCGTCAGTGTCGAGGTAGACATAGTCCACATAGAGGGACCCATTGAGTTCACCACCAGCAACAGTAGCAACAGGGGTACCTTCAGTGGTCTCAGTAGTTATTTCAGAAAGAGAAGCGAATTCCACATTCACCTTGACCTCGTGGTATTGAAGGGCGATGAGAGGGAGAGCAAGACCTGGGTTGCGACAGAACCAGAACTGAAGGGGAATATACACGGTACGAGCATCTGCACTAAGAGCGCTGTCAGATTTTAAAAGAGTACCGTCAGCTTTTACACCGTTAACCATGGCTTCATAACCAGACCAATGCCCGGCGGTCTGGGAGAGCTCGTTCCAGATATGGAGCCAATCACCGTAGTGCTTGTCAATGCGCTGACCACCGATCTCAATCTCAACGGACTTGATGAGCTTGTGACCCACCCATTTTTTATATGTACCACCGGTAAGGGTAGGAAGGTCTACATCTAACCACATACGGTTGATAAGATCACCATTACGAGAGATGGTAGCGGTCACTTTACGGTTGAAACCAACAGTGCCGTTTATAGTTTGAGCAATAGACTCCATGGAGAAGTTAGTGTGGCGACGATAGACCACTTTGAAAAAGGTAATTTGAGGGTTTCCGGACAAATAGATGTCCTGGGCACCGTAAGCGACAAGTTGCATTAAGCCTCCACCACCCATTTTTGTATTATTATTATATTTATATGTAAGAAAAAAAAAACAAAAAACAAATTAAAAACACAACAAAATATTATTATAACAACACTATATTTTCAATGAAAATAAAACAACGAAATAATCCCAAAAGACATTGTAACTACCAAATATCTAATACCACATTAGACGTTCGACACAGGTCAATGGTTGAAAGTTTTGAGGACAATGACAAAAAATTAGAAAATATTTATAATGAGCACAAAAGCAATCACGATCGTTTAGAGGCGTTACAAATAAAGCCAAATTGTGAATTAACGGACGAAGAAATAAAAAATATGATCACTTTAAAAGAGAAACAAATTTTGCTTAAAAATGAGATTGGTGAGCTTAATTGTAACAAGAATGAGTTGGAGTATTATGTAAACACAAGCGACATTTTATTCAACTATTATAATTTATTGGAGAACAATACGGATGAGGGTGGAATAACAAATTTCAGGAAAGACAATGATGACGAGGATAGTTTAACAATAGCGCATTTATTCACAAAAGGAAACAAGGAAGATTTAGAAAAGATTTCCAATAAGAATATCAAAACGAGTCGTTTTCATTTATTGGATGATTATTTAAGCTTTACGGATAAGAATTATATCAACAATAATATTTCTCAAGAGAATTCCTCTAAATGTTCTTATTGTTATGGAAATACAAAGGATGTGTTGGTGAACGAAGGGATCATATGTTGTCGAACTTGTTTTACAGTGGAGAACATTATTACCGACAATGAAAAGCCTTCTTACAAAGACCCCCCTAAAGAGATCTCTTATTTTAGCTACAAGAGAATTAATCATTTCTCCGAATGGCTTAATCAAATTCAAGGAAAAGAAACGACGGATATCCCTGAAGAAGTGTTTAATAAGATTATGTTAGAATTGAACAAACAGCGAATATATAATCTTGCATCAGTAACTCCGTTAAAAATAAGAGAGATATTAAAAAAACATAAGATAAATAAATATTACGAACATATACCATACATTTTAAATAAAATTACAGGTATACCCAACCCTCATTTGAATCCCGAATTAGAAGAGAAATTAAAAAACATGTTCAAAGAGATTCAGGTGCCTTTTTTAAAATATAGTCCAAACAACCGAAAAAACTTTTTGTCTTATAGTTATGTGCTTCACAAATTCATCCAAATTTTAGATCAACCAGAGTTTTTAAAAAACTTTCCTTTGTTAAAGAGTAGAGATAAACTTCATCAACAAGAGCAAATATGGAAGAAAATATGTGAAGACCTCAATTGGAAATTCATTAGAAGTATTTAGCTTTTTATGGCATATTTACCATTCTTTCTCTTGTAGTTTTGTTTTGTAAATTCGTATGCTGATCTTGCAACAGATTTGTTCAGCTTTGTATTATGCGAGTTACATAAAGAGTCATTATTTCGGTCGTTATCCACTTTGTCATCATCTATATCGACAAGATGTTCCAACTCTTCAGGGACATCAATGTCTAAAACAATCATGATATGAAATAATTGTCTAATAATAGATTTTTCTTTTACATCTAGTAGACGATTGATGTTATGTTTGCGAATATATTCACATACATACTGAAGGTATCTTGGCATCATTACATCCTTAAGTTTCGTTAACGCGTCAGATATATCACGAAATTCCAAATGGTTTGGATCTGCATCACAACCTCTGACTAATACGTCTGATCCGAAGTCTCTAGGCTTCAACAAAGTGTTATTTTCAGGATGTTCTAGATCACATATGATGGAGCTTATAATTTTTCCTACACCATAAACACCATTTTTCCCGTAGCTTTTTAGCTTTTGTAAAAAGTTAGGCTCGTTGGACAGATGAGATAGATCCTCATGACCAATGAAATTGAATGAAAAGTTGTTTGTGGTTTTAATATTTGCGGTATTACGATTTCCATGTATGTTAATACTATCATGCATTGTACTCGTGTTATGCATGTTCGCATTAATGTTCGTTTTGTCAGTTATAGTCGGTTCAACGACTTGATTATCCAATAAAGAATATTCAGTTACATTGTCATCATCGTCCATGTTCATCGGATTCCGTTTGCATATTTTTTGATGTTTTGAACACCCTTGGTGTTTGTTAAAGCTACGAAAACAAAATTTACAAGTGTTTTTCGGGACACCTCTACAAGCATCTAAATGTTTTTTAAAACATCTTTTTGTCAACTGTTTATCACATTTGACACATCTTACATACTTTATGTCAATGTCAATCCATTTCCTTTCGATAGGGTTAACCTTTGAGACAACAGGATTGTTATTAGGGTTGCCATTTGAGTCATTAGGGTTGCCATTTGAGTCATTAGGGTTGCCATTTGAGTCATTAGGGTTGCCATTTGAGTCATTAGGGTTGCCATTTTGAGTTCTATTTTCCTGATTTATACGACAAGGTATCTTCCTATTTTGATGTTTAATAAAATTACATTTTATTTTAGTTGAATATACACACCGTTCACAGTGGTACATTTTATATTAGTACCACAATTTAAATCTTTTTTAAATAATACTTATACTTTATACCTTATACTATAATTTAAAAAAAAAGTGTGTGCGGGATTTTTTAAAATAAAGTTAAAATTTGGTTGTACATATTTTTTGGAGCCCATATTGCTTATAATGTGGTGTTTTTTAGGGTTTTAGGGTATCATCTGTCCAGTCATAAATAATTTTTATCAACTTATATATATTTCACACATTTAATCCTTTTTCCAATTCAGATATTATAAAACGATCAATCCGAAGAACATTTAATCACAAACTCAATCCTCATTTATCATATTGTGAATACTAAAAATAAGCAATTAAATAATTATAAATTGAATGAAAATATATGTTAATAATAAATCATGAAAGAGTGTCTGATTAAAGTTGTAATTTTTGTAGTAATGGTGACTTTGTTAGTATCTATTCATTTAATTAAGATATACACTCTTCCTTTTTTATTCATACATGTTCCTAAAACTGGAGGCAATTCTATAAAAAACACTAAATTTTTCGAAGACTCGATTTATTTTTTTCATACAAGTATTAACGATGTAATTAGAAAAGGTAAAAAATACAAATCATCATATACGATCGTTAGAAACCCGTATGATCGTTTGGTGTCTGCGTTTTTTTATCTTCAGGATGGTGGAATGAAAAATGTGTGGGATATTGAAAGTATGAAAAAACAACAAAAATATAAAAACAATTTCAAAGAATTTGTAAAGAATTTACATAAGTTTATAAATGATACTCATTATAAGCCACAATACCTATTTTTATCAGATAAAAACAATAATATAAAAGTGACACATATATTAAAACAAGAAAGTTTAAATGAAGATTATATAAAACTTCAACAAATGTATGGATATAGTCCAGTTTCATTAAAAAAAACGAATATCTCCAAACACGAAGATTATAATAGATATTATGATGAAGAAACAAAGCAATTAGTTCAAAAATTTTATCAGAAAGATTTTGAACTTTTAAATTATCAGATGTAATAGAAAGTATTGGTATGATCATAACAAAATTCTTTCAGACCCTCGTAACTTGACGAGATTCATATTATTTTCGTTTTCGAAAAACTTTTTAGTTTTTAAATATTCAACGACATGTTTTGAAGACCAATTAAACTTACCATGTAAATAAAAAGCGTCTTTGTATGCATCAATCAACTTAAACTTTTTCATATTTACATTAGTTTTTTGTAAAACTACTTGCATACATACATGAATACATAAATAATCTTTTAAATTTTCAGGAATTTTTTGAAGATCCACATATTTTTCAACTTGTTTAACATATTGTTTTCTTCTACCAAACGCTTTATTCATTTCTTTATAAACTTGTTTTAAGAAGGTTGTATTAGGTTTAGATGCAATAAACCAACTTTCAATCACTGGTTTATATCTATTTGTTGTAAAAGACGGCATTTGATATCCTAAGTAATCTATATTTGTGTTATTGAACTCATCAACAACCCAGTCTAAACTTTTTAAAAGCTTTATGCTTGCATCTAACCATATACCTCCGAATTTATACAATATAGCAATTCTTACAATATCCGATGAATACTGGGAAGTTTCAACTCCATCATAAAAGTTAGCTGGTAACTCTGACGATTTAAGATATCTTGGTAAGATATTATTAGTAACCATAATTACTCTCCACGATGGATTTAAAAATTCCCATTCTTTGATAATTTTAACAACACTAATAGGCACTTCATCATCCCAATAAGTCCATATAGTTTTTGGAATTTTTTTAGATTGTTTATGGAATTTATTAAATGTACATGATACAATTAATGAAATTAATAGAAGTATGAAATTTTGTATATATTGCAAACTTATTGTAAACATTTTTTATTTTTATATTATACATGAAAATATTTGTAAATGTTTGTAAATGTTTGTTCTAAAAAACAATGTTTTATAACTAATAAAAAAACAAATTTATATAATTTTTTTGGTGTACTTTTTAAACAATAAATGTTATATTATTTAATTGGGGAAGTTAACAAGGTTGGCACCCATACCGAAACCGGCACCATGACGAGCGGAAACTCCGATTGAAGGTGCGAAGAGATCAAGAAGAGAGAAGGTAGCAGCGGCAACGAAACCGATAAACATAACTTCCTCAACCTTGGGCTTCTTACCGGGGAAGAAGAAAGCAGCAGTGGCTACAACAAGACCTTCGAAAAGATATTTAAGAATGCGGACAACAATTTCCATGACATCAAAGGAGAACTCAGACATATTTTTTATTAATTATTAGGGAGAAAAAATTTACAAACAAAATAACATATATAAAGATATTCAATTTAAATTATTAAAACGATAACATTTTTGTATATAATGGAACCAGAGACAAACGAACGAATTGATGTGAGTAAACAAGATTTTTTGCAACAAGATCCACAAATTAGGGGTCAGAACTATGTGTGTTTATCTTTCTTATCACCAGATGATGTCATCAAGTCCAAAGACGCATATATAATTTCTGCGTATATGAAATCTCTATGTAAAAGGAATACTGAGTTAGTCGACGGTCTTGAAGTACTCTTTCCCGACAAAACAAACGAGATTCGTTCTATCAAAGAGCAATATTCTGTGTTTTTTGATTCGAACAGTATCGATGAAGACTTCAAAAGTTTCAAAATTGAAAACGAGATAGATATAAGTAACAAGTTTTCCGAAGAGAACAACTATCAGACATCTATTCGTGGTATCAAGATTCGTGGAACATATGAAACTCAAAAGGAGGCAGAGATTCGTGCGGAAGTGCTTAAGAGAATTGATAATAACTCTCATAATATTTACATAGCACAGGTCGGATGCTGGTGTCCATGGTCTGCAAATCCAGACGAAATACAGGATGGTGAATACTCAGAGACTGAGCTTAATACACTGATGAGAGAGTACAAGAAGAATTGTGAGAATAAGGATATATTTTATAATGAGCGTAAGAAAGAACTCATTGAACGTACACACGAACAGACTCATAAGGATAATATGCCTGATATTATTGATGATGAAGAGGTTGATATTACAACAACATCAGATATCGAGAAGTCTTTGTTTGAAGAGGGACAAACGGATCAAACTTATCAAGAATGTTAACTAGATAATAAATTTTAAAATTATGATATAAAAATGTTATTTAGTTTTAAAATATGAAAACAATAATTTTTATTTTTTTGTTTTTAGGTATGCTTATGATTGTTCATGGAATATATGAAGAAAAAATAGAAAAAATAAAAAAAGATGTACGAGTTAAGTATAAATTCATTCCAAGAACTTATTATGATGAATTTCTTATGAATGATAAACATACGAGTCAGTCATCAAAAGCGATGTTTGATAATGTACCAGATACAAGAAGCGCTGGGTTTCCTGTTCGTTAGATTTTTTTTACATTAATAATATGTTGTCGTTTTTTGATACTAGATGGGTCAAACATTTCTTCGGCATCTTCTTCATTAGAGTCTCCTATATTTTTGCTTAATATCCAGTATTCTTCTTGACATACCCGATAAGAAGGTGTTTCGTTTGCTTTATACCAGAATACCGTATCTTCAAGTTTATTACTTTTGGTAGTATTATCAATGACTAAACATTCGTAATGTTCTGTGCATTGATCCATAACTTGACAGAAAATTTCAAAAGTAGGGAACATGCCTGCATAGTTATCGTATATTCTTTTTCTGTTTGCTACAATATTCTCACGGAGAATGAAAATGTAATCAATATTTGTTCTCAAGTTAGGTGGGATACCTAATGGATATTGCATAGAAATAATAAAGAACATTTTAAGATGACGACCGTTCATAAACAATGCTCTAACATTCTTATCTTTTGTCCAAGAAGAATCGTACAAACAGTCATCTAATATAAGGAAAGACCTAGGATCTATTTGAGTGCGTCCATACATACAGTTCTCCTTGTTGATGGTTTTTAATATTTTTTGCTGTCTTTTAACTACATTGTCGATAAGAACAGGTGTGTACTCGTCATGAATGAAAATTTTAGGAACAACGTTTTCATAAAAATGATTAGCTGATTCAGTTCCTGATATGACTGTTCCTATCGGTAAATTACAGTTGTGGTATAACAAATCTTTGATTAAATAAGATTTTCCAGTATTCCTTTTACCGATCATTACAACAACTTTATCATCCGTTATGGTATTTATATCAAATTTTTTAAGTTCCAATTTCATTTTATATTATATATGTAATTATGACTAAGACTTTATAAATATTCAAAAAGGCGCTTCGCCTGTTTGAATATTTTGCATAAGTTCATTAAATTCTTTATTATTGGATACATTATTGCTTTTCAAAAAGGGTTGACTCATTATGTTGTTTTCATAACTATTACTTATTCCACCATCAAATATTAATTTTTGTCCCATATAAGTAATTGCAAAGACACTTGTAAACACCATTAAAGATTTAATTGGAAAGTTTGTTTTGTTTTTTTCTGGAGTATTACCCTGTGTGTCAAAATAAAATTGAATACCTGCTAATAGAATAGCTATAATAAAGGAAATTACCAATTTATACATTGTTTGATATGGTATTTGATTTTTTTTGTTGCATATTAAACTTACACTTATTATTTTTGTATTTTGGGAATATGTTTATTTAACATCAAAAAGTTTCTAAGTTTTCGTTTATCTTGTTGAATAAATGAGTCATAACTCATGTTAACACCTAAAATCTTTTTAATTTTCTTTTCGTTTTTTTTTCTTTTTTCATTGATATAAATCTCTTTAATTGTTTTGTTAAGATCGATTTCAAAGTTTTCGTATTGCTCTGTTTTTTCCTGAGGTACAACCAATCGTTCCGTCGTATTATTTACATGATCGAAAGGTGTAGGTGTATTATCAGGTGTAGGTGTATTATTAGGTGTAGGTGTATTATCAGGTATAGGTGTATTATTAGGTGTAGGTGTATTATCAGGTATAGGTGTATTATCAGGTGTATTATCGGGTGTATTATCAGGTGTATTATCGGGTGTAGGTGTATTATCAGGTATAGGTGTATTATCAGGTGTATTATCGGGTGTATTATCAGGTGTAGGTGTATTATCAGGTGTATTATCGGGTGTATTATCAGGTGTAGGTGTATTATCAGGTGTATTATCAGGTGTAGGTGTATTATGAACAATATTTGTGTTGGTATGTTTAAAATATTGTTCATATGATTTTTCAACGGGATACTCTTGTTGTGTTGTTTGTAAAGCCATTTGATTATCTAAGTTGATAGATACAGTATCTACATTACCCATGTTTTCTTTTGTATGATCGATTAAAGTATTATCCATCTCGTAAGCATCTTGACTATAGGTATCAGAAGAGTATTGTTCATCATCCGATGCATTAGATAATGTATCGTTATCTTCGTCTGATTCGTTTATGTTATCTCGTCTTGGTGCAACAAAAGAAGCAGCTCTTGGTAATGTTTGTATATGAGCCGAATTGACATCATTATCATCGATAGTTTTTTCGTGGGATGTACTTCTTGTATAAGGGGTGTCTTCTTGTATAAGTTTATGGTCAATAATATCAAAAGACGAATCCTTGTTGATCGCCTTACTATTTGAGGTTTGTTCCTCATATAATAGACTATTGTTATTAGTAGAACTATTTGTGTTTTTCAATAGATTATTATATGGTATATTTTTATTGATGGTTCTTTTAATACCTGTTTCAATATATTCGTCAATAAGGTCATCATTTGTTTGTTTATTGATTGTAGAAACATTTTCATAAAACAGTTGTGGTTTTTTCCAAAGAAGTCTGGCTATCTCTATGTAACAATAATGTATAAAATGTTGTGGTAGAGGAACTATCAAATCAATAGACATATCATTTTCAGTATTAGATTGTATAGAGGACAAAATATTGTTAGCGGATGCTTTAAAAGTTGCAATGATGAGATCACCTAACCAATCGCAACGAGTAGACACGACGAATCTTTCATATTCTTTATCAATCATGACATTGTTCCAAGATGGTACTTTTTCAAGTTCAATTTGAAATTCTCGAAAGAGCATTATATTGATTTTATTGTTACCGTTACAAACTGTATCATATATGGATTGTAATCCTTGTTTAAGGATTGGTCTTATTAATGATACCAATTCATTCAAACAGTCATTTGTTATTGATTTATGATGAATATCGTTAAAACTCATTTTTGATATTACAATGTTTTTTTAGGAATAGAAATAAACGATACGAAACATATCTTTATCATTAATAAAAGCATATGATATGGTGGAATTGTATAGTATATTCATAATACTAATAGTGTTGTTGATTTTATTATCAGTATGTGCGAATAAACGAAAAGAGTTATTTACTGAAATTTGCAATAGTGATTATTGTAGTGATCATATAAATGTTGACAGGATATCGAAAAATACCTTATTAAGTGACACATCAGCCATACAAAATGATCATATTGAAATAGTTGGTAACGTTGATATGCAAAATGTAAATACGAATTCTTTGGATTTGAATTCCAAAAAAATGTTAAAAATAAATTCAGATGGCAATACACAGATTGGTGACGACTTATTGAATGTGGCATTCAAAAACGATACACATGTCGAATTTGAAAACAGAAGCATGATAACACCAGATAAGCTTTATTTCAATTCAAATACAATTTTCATGAACAACGTATATTTTAATGACCCTATTGTTTTACAACCGGAAACATCTTTATGTTTTTATGATAATTCCAATATAAATTGTTTGAGTCAGAATGAGTTTGAGGAAACTTTATCATTGGATATTGCAGATCTTGAACGAAAAAGAACATTATTGATGGGTGCATGTGTATCAACTGATGCTTTAGAGGGTGTTACTCCTGATGGTAGTATTTTTAATATACATCCGTTCAATAATAGGGTTACCTGCTTGAATGAAGCTAGTGGAATCTCTAGATTAGAAAGTTGGTTTTTACAAAAGAAAGATTACGAGGAAATCGAAGAGATCGAAGAGATCGAAGAGATCGAGGAAATCGAAGAAGATACTCAATAAGCATAAAAATAAAAAACCATACATAAAGTTAAAGAATAAAAAATGCGTGTTAAATCGACTAACACAATATTTGGAGTGATGGTATTACTTATGATACTAATAATAATAAAGATATTACATTATTGGCAAATGAAAGAACATTTTAATGAATCAAATGTTATAAGAACTGCATATGAAATTACAGAAAACAATATAGTCTCAAATGATGTAGAAGGTGATAGTCAAATAAGTCTACCAGTGATTCAAAACTGTGCACCAACACCGAGATCATTTGAAGAAATAAGTGTTAATAAGATCAATATCAATAATGACGATGTAGATTCTATTGAGTTTAATAATAATGTGCTTGTTAATGGTACATTAAATGCAAGAAATATTAAAATCGAAAATAATGAAGTATTCACATACGATGTAAGCACAAATACATTAACTTTTTAATTAAACATCTTTCTTAAAAATATTTTGTAAATAATAAAATGAAAAAAGTAATATCATTGATATTGTTATTTGTAATTATGATAACACTATATCGATACAAAACATGTATGCAAGAAGTATCAAAGAATAACACCAAAGAGAAATTTGAGGAGGAATGTCCAAATGTAGGATTTAAGAATATATATAACAAGATTGAACACACAGGTTTCGGATATAATAGTGATTTTAGAGATAATACTACAATAATGACGCCAATGTTAAGTATGAATGGTCCTACGAGATTTAAAGAATTGGTTGTAATAAAAGACAGTGATGTCTCATTTAAAAATGCTGCATTCAACAATGATATATATTTAAACAAGGATAAAGGTAGTCATTTAACTTTCAAGAGTAGACATGGGGATGATTTATTTTTTAATGAAGAAATCAATCAAACAATTCACCTTAATTTTGATAATATGAACAACATATTACAAGATTCGTATTGTAGTGATAGGCTAGTGAATGGTGTTTGTCAAGGAGATTGGGTAAGTGGTAATTATAGAGGTAAATGGGAAGATGGAAATTTTGTGGTTACAGATCTATTTACTGAATTTTTATCCCCACCCGAACATCAGTGTGTAGTGCACGATGCTACAGAGAAAAGAGACGTTAGAGTAAACGACAAAGATGCATGTATATATAATATGTGGAAAGCTGTTCGAGACGGTGTAGATCCGATCGATAATAAAATTTGTGATTGTTGTTGTCCTGATGACATACCTTCGTTCAAATTGGCCCAGGTTAAATTTATTGAGATGACCGGCAAGAGTTTTGGACCTTTTGTGGCTGAAGCTAATATGAATCAAAATGTTATAATAAATGCAGATTTGGTAATAAGTGATATTATATTGAATAAAACAAGTGATACATTAGTTCCAGTGTTGAACTTTTTTAATCATGACGCAAGTAGTGTAGTTACGAGTTTCGGAAAAGACCAATTTGGTGACGAAAACACATTTACAACTATTCCTTTTAAAAGGATTAACAATTATATACCAAATGTGATTCATTTGATTACTTACAGCAGTGACAAAAAAAAGATTTATGCGATACCAAATGATGAACACAAAGGAGACAGTTTTAAACCAAAAAAAGACGATGATTATAAAGAAATGTCTGAATCATCTGCATGGAAAATACAAAGAGTAGAAAATACTCTTGATGAGTTCTATTTACAAAATGCTAAAAATACATCAGAATATGTTTATTATAAGCAAGAGGAAAAAGGAAGATTCAATCGAGGAAACATCTACAATAAGAGTCCATTTAAATTTATATGGGAAATAGTTGATAATCTTTATACAGGTAAATTTAGTATTATGTGTATAAATCTGTATGATGTGTCAGTTAGAATAAATAACGATTGGCAGATAGTAACAAGATCAAGGGAGGTTTTAATGTTTATGAATGATAGCGATGACTTGAGATTCAAAGAAGAAAAAGATTTTAAGGATGATATAACTCAAAAGCTTTGGTGGTACAATTATGATGACAATGGTACAAGTAGATCCAGTACCGATCTTGCTATTAATAGTTTTAACTTTTCAATACAATCTTAAAAAAAAGGAAGGTCTTTAAAAGTTTTTATAACTTTGTATGTATATTTTTTATTTTTAGTTGTTTTTTTGTTACATTTATACATAAGACTAAAAAAGAATCCATTTAGAATAACACTTGAAACGAGAAGAACATTAATAATTTTTTTATTATTCATATGTATGCGTGTTTATGTGTATGAACAAAGAGTAAATAATTATATAGATTATATTTTTAAGTCTGAATTAACGTATTGATGTACAAAAAATAGTGTGTCATTAAAATAAAGAAAATGTTAAATACATTTTTTAGTAAAGTAATATCGATAATAGTGTTTTTTGTAATTATCATTATGTTAAATTTAGTATCATCCAGTATGAAGATGATAATAAAATACAAAAAAGGAAAACAAATCGAAAAATGGACTGATCCTGACGATCCGGATGATCCAATCAATCAAGATACACCATGTGGGGACATTTCGGTAACAAGTCCAGTAAAACGATCAACATTTATAGCAACACCCATAAAGCAAGTCAAATTCACATCACCACTATTAATTGACAATTTAACTAATAATGTTGTAAATTTCAATAATGATGTATTGTTTAATGAGAAAGCAGTATTAGATGACAATACTAGGGTCTCATTTGATGGAAACATGTATATAAATAGTGGAGGATCAATTTATTTTGATTATACGAACCCAAGTAACAAACTGGTTCATTCAGACGTACAATCCATAAAGAAAGCCATAGGTAAAGCGAGATACATAAATACTGAATCGTTAGATTTAACAACATATGATAATGGAGTTCAAGTATCTAGTTTTTCATCACAGACAGGTGGGTCAAGTAAATGTGGTTCAACTATTTGGAAGATATTAACTGGTTCACAGGTACCTGAGGGAGAGTTATGTAAGAGTTGTTGTAAAAAAGTAGAAAACAAAGGTTTAATTAGAGTTTTAATAGTAAATTCTTTAGATCATACTAAAAATGAGTTAATTCTAAATTTAAGTTCACAATATACATATAATTTACAAACATTCCTAAAAAAGATAAAAGGAAAAACTGTAGTTTTATTGTTCAAGACAAATGATACAATTCGTTGTAGATTAGTATTTATAAATAAAGAATGGGCGGCAAATGTAACAGGACAAGATCCGTTTACATTAGATTCAACTAACCAAAGAGAACTGAACATTAAAATAGATCAGTTAAGTTCTATTAATAATGTTAATAAAATAAAGGCATTTTATGAAATACGAAGTGATAATAGAGATACAAAATGGGGTGAAGAAACGAATGGTATACTATCCTATACGCAAATAATAACACCTGATTATGAGTATGATACAGTGTATTTAGAAAACATGTTAGATTGAGCTGTTAAGTGATTGTGTGTAGGGATTTTCATGAAAAACTTTTAGAATACTTTCATCAATTTTATTTTCGCATTCATCAAATCTTTCTTGAGTAAGATTGATAAAGTCGACAGTGTTTGATTTATCATTAATTCGTTGAATATTATTATGTGATCTAGAAGCTGCTCTTTCACAGTCACCTTTATTTGATTCCATAATTATACCATCACTTCCAGATGCAAGTTTAACGTTATTATTGGTTGGTGACCTATTTACATTGAGGTTTTCTTTGACATTGTTTATAGTTGCATTGTAAATATCTTGATATGACATTTGTTTTGTATCTTTGCTATTTACACCACCGAATCTTTCATTATCGGACAGGAATTCTTTGCTAGTCGGTTCCATTTGTATTTCTTTATTGAGATAACCGTGTGACATTTCTTTAGAGGGAGCAGTACCCATATATTCGTTGTCAGAAATGAATTGTTTATTGGTGTTGGGTGCTTTAACATTTGCGGATTGATATCCACCCATTTCACCTTCAAGAGTTTCAATATGACCGTCGTGGTAGTTGTTTTCAACGGTTTCTCTAATAGTAGTTTTGGCAACATCCGATGGATCATAGATTGTTTGTTTAGTGACTTTAGATTGCATGTTGATGATATTTTCATAATATGGAAGTGTTTCTTTGAGCGTTTTTCTCATGACATCATCTGGATCGTAAGTGATTTGTTTATTTTCACCAGCAATATTACCAGTCCTTGTGTCATGAATAAAAGTTTCTTTAATGGTGGTTTTAGCAATATCATTAGGGTCGAACAAGGTTGGTTTGTTTGGAATATTTGTTTGCATTTCACCAAACTCTCTATTTGTGAATGTTGTATATTGTTTTGTGGTAGGTTTAAAGATATCTTGAACGGGTGCTATAATAGATTTAACAAGACTAGTCAGGTTACCTTCGTAGGTACGAGTTGCGGTGATATCTCTTTCGTTATTGTAAATAAGTATATTTTCTTTACCGTAAGTAAACTCTGGTTTTCCTATTTTATTTTGTTCTAAATTACGGACTCCATATTCTCGTAATATATTTTTCTTAGTCGCTTGAAGTTTGCTGTTTTGTTCGTTACCTATATTTTTATACAAGTTACCGGCATAATATGTACTTGTTTTTCTATTAGTGTCTTTGATAATGACATTAGGACGATATTTATCTTTCGTGTATGCTCCAGTGGTTTTAAAGTATCTATCTGGTGAATTTTCATAATAAGTATCAACTTTATTCTTAACGAGTTGAGGTTTTGGTCCAAGTTTACTTCCTTTTAGTCCGTCAACTGTTCTTGCTTCATATGTCATTTTCTGATTATCGAGAGAGCGAAGTTCATCTATACTTTTTGGCATAGCATATTTTCTGTCATCTGGTTGGAAACCTATTTGTGAAGATCTGTCGGTATATCCGTCATTTAAACCAGGTCCAACCCGTTTTTGCTCGAAAGGAAGCTCGTTCGTTTTCAATTTACTTTGTTGCATTCTTTCATATTCTTCTGTGTATGCACTTTGTTGTGAATAAGGAGCACTACCAGAATTTGACTTTATATCAGCAAAACATACATTTTCTACTTTAGGATGTTCACTTTTATACCCACCAACCCCTGTAAAGTTTTCTAAGATTGATTGATGTGGTGACGTGTCGTTCATATTTTGTTTGATTGAACTTCCAAAAAAGGGCTCCATATTGTTATGAGTAAATTCATTCAATGATATATGCTCTCCTGATAACAAGCTCTCGAATGTGTTAGATTGTTTTTTGCTTTCATTAGTAGTGTTCATAGAGTCTCTATAATTGGTAGAGATTACATTTGGATGTTCCAATGTGCTTTTTCTATACATTTCTTCAGATTTTTGTTTGTCAATAGTTTTGACTAAGCTTGTTATATCATCATTATACGTGCTATATGATTTTGTAGCGTTGGTAGTCGAACCAACAGATAGTGGTGGTTGAGTAACATGATTTTTTAAAGAATTCGACTGTTTTGTCGAACTTTGAGAAGCCATATATCCTAATCCCATAAGAGTAAAAAACACATACACTTCCATTTTATATTTTATGAATAAAAATAAAATTTGATTTTAATATTTTTCGAATAAAATTGAATATCACATATCTAAAATTTAACATAAAAATGTATGGACAACAATTAATGCATTTCAATCCTCGTATTACATGTATGATTCCATGGGAAAAATCATCAAGACGTGAGTTGATTCAAAAGGTTGATGAATGTGGTGTGATATTATTTAGTCCAAATATGGATGAAGTGTTATTAGTTTTACAAAGTGCGTCAGGAAAATGGGGGTTTCCAAAAGGACACATGACTGAATCAGAAATGAATAGCCGTAGTTATTTTTCATGTGCAAAAAGAGAGCTTATGGAAGAAACAAATATTGATTTGCGAATAAAGAAACATACGAAATATGGAACATTAATAATAGGCAACAAATTGTTCTATGTAGTCGAGTTATTGCAAAGTAATATAAAACCGAACGCAAACCCAAAAGATAGAAACGAGATAAAAATGATTAAATGGATCCGTCGAGAGGATCTATTTAATTTTGTAAAGAGGAATCATTGTAATGTAACTCTAAAGCGTTTATTTTAAAGGTTGTGCTTTTTTATTTACATCAAATCCATATCTTCTCCATTAACATTGATCAATTTTTTTACATTATATGCGTATTTATAAACGATAGTTTGAGAACCAATCTTCACAGTCTTGGGTGTAACAAGTTTTGTACGACTCACTTCAAATGCAGTCGTTTTCTTATCACCACCTTGTGTAATTTCGCCAAGAATAAACTTGATACTTTTTTTGTTTTTGAATTTTTCGTAGAGTGCATTATTATCGACTTTGTTGTACAACTTAGAACCGGCACGTCTAGCAGCGGTCATTTTATTTTCTGCGACATATCTACCTCCTGTGAAACCAATCCCAGATCCAAGAATCTTAAAGGATTTACAGACAGATGTTTTGTTCGAACACTTAGTCATATTATTTTATTTATAATTAAGAATAAAATCTCAAAAACCTTATAATTTTGCTATTTCACCACAACATCTCCAATGAATCATAGGATAGTTAGCACCGTGTTCATACATAGTCGTCCATTTTTGTAAAACTTCACTATTATGAGCTTCTTCATCGTGATCATATTCATTAAGTTTTGATGGAAGACTTATGGTATTATCAATTGGTGTAGGTATACATGGTCTATGGTTATCCTTCACAACTAATCTATTTTGTATTCCTATTTCAAATGGAGCTATAACGCCTTTCGATTGTGGGTTTTCACACAGCCATTCCCAACGATTCCAACCGGTTCCACGTAAAGTACATGGTGGGTTACTTAATCTCGTGTCTTCTGGTGATAAGAAGTCACACTCTTTCATGTTAACTAAATTACAAAAAGGTTTGTCTGATGGAGTATACTGTTCGGACGGGCATTTAGTATTCAATACATTCAATCCAAGAAGTTCAGAATCTACATCTATTAAGTTTTTATCACATAAGCTAGCACCATGCTTGTTCATTCTAATTTGGGGATTAGGGAAAAAACATCCTTCATCAGTTGAAGCATTTGGTGTATTTATCATATATTCACCTGGTTGCATAGATTCTTTTATTTCAGTAACATAACTACATGTGTCATATGCTAATCTATTAAAACTCATAATGTTTTTTATATTGTATACAGAAAAAAAAGGTTATGGTGTATCAATCAATACATTTTAATGTAAAAATTTACTATAATATGTTTTAGATGCCGTTTGTTGTTGGTATTTTTCTTTAAAATAAGATTAGTTTTTTTTAGCTAATGGTCTTGGTATTTGTTTATAATCAATCATTTGACATGATGGTAAATGTTGCATATCAGTGTCTACTTTAGGGTGATTTACTGGTTTAATATATTCTTTTCCTTGTAGGAAATTATCATTTGATGGTATAAACTTATATTCAGTACAATTTGTAGCAGGTCTATTTTGTCCTCTAAGATCATTTTCAAGATCGACTAAATTACCTTTTATATGAGATACATTAGTACCACCTAATATTCCAAGTTCCATTCTACAACGACCTTTGTGCTCGTATTTAATAGGGTCAAGTAAGAAATCTATACTTGTAACGCTTTCTTGTAAGCGTTGTTTATACTCGCATGTATCATACATTAAACGATTTGAACTCATGATTTATTAATAAATTATATTAAAAATTTTCTCATTTGTCACATTTTTTCTTTTTCCAAATATTATTTTCAAATACATATCCATTTCTTTCCAAAAACCGTTTTTGTTTAATATGATCACGGGTATGCTCACCTCCTCTAACCCATTCGTCTGGATGTACAATATGTTTAACATCTTGAACGGTACTCTTTAAACAAGGGATCAACGGAGTAAATACATCAAAACCTTTTCCACTATTTACACTACAACTCTTTTTCTCCGATGTATCCTCACCTTGAGTCATACGGCTATCAATAACTGGTTCAAAACCACTGTGACCTAAATCAGGTACGGCTTGAAATACTCGTGTATTTAACTGATTTTTACATTTACCGTGTGTTAATTTTTGATTATTTCGAAGTTTGGTATCATTATCAACGAAACAAGCGTTTGTAAAACCATAACCATCTCTAATATGCATGTTGTTTTCTACAACAAAATCACTAAGTTCTTTGACTTTATTTTCACATTTAGGTATATTCGTTTTGTAAGGATTAAATAGATGGTATTCATACATCTCTTTACTTTGTAAATTTTGTGAATGTATCCAACAATCGTCACTTCCAAGTGTATGTGGTTTATCAAAAATCATTTTTATTATTATTTATATATAATATAAAACAAAAATAATCTTAAAAACTACAGAAAGTAAATTCTAACGGTAACATTTTTGTGTGTTTCCTTCTTTACATGTTTTATCCTCACTGTAATATAACCACTTTGCAAAGCCTTCTTGATCATTAGGAATTGTAGTATTTGGAGTTGTATAAAATTGTCTGTAAGAAGAGTTCCTGTTATAAACATCATCAATGTTTGTGTACAAATTGTTTTCAAAATATACCTTTACCTTATCTTCAACTTTTTCATCGGATAAATCACAAGCTTGTGAACGCTCTGCATTATGAACATAGTCGTTTAATAATACATTCATAAATGGATTCGTTTTAACAGGAACTGTGCATTTTGTGTTTTTTTTGTTTTTTTTAACATGTTCTTCTTCTTCGTCATTAAAGAAGTTTTCCTTCGTTTTCATATTATAAACGATATAAGTAATACCAGCAACAATAACTACCATATAAAATACATGAAATGTTTTCTTAATTAAGAAAATTAATATACTGAAATATATAGTAAATCTTAATGCACTGTTTAGTTTTTCTTCCAATGACATATCTTCATTCGGTAAAAAATTGGTGAGGTTCTCTATTTGAAATAATTTTGAAATGTCATTGTACCATATATCATCAACCATAATGTATATCTATTTATATTTATTTACAATACATAAAAAATTTATACTATATATGTTTTTTAGATTTTACATTTTACATTTTACATTTTACATTTTACTTATTTTGTTTATCTTCAAGACGTTTTCTTAATTTTGCCAGTTTCTTTGATTTACGATTGTCGTTTCCTTCACCACCCATTACATTTTTCATAATATCATTCATTCCATCCATTCCATCCATTCCATCCATTCCACCCATTCCACCCATACCGTTTTTCATCATATTAGTCATCATATCATTCATACCACCACCCATACCACCACCCATACCGTTTTTCATCATATTAGTCATCATATCATTCATAAATGAATTGTCCCCGTTGAGTTTAGACATCATCGACATAGCTTCCTGTATCAGTTCATCTTGTTTTATTTCACCTGATTGTATCTTTTTTGTTATTTTACCACCAACTTTTCCAATAATGTCACTTAATGCATTGTTTTTTCCTGAGAACAGTGTCTCCATATTTAACAGGTCTTGTGGATTTTCAATATTCAAGTTGGTAACATCAATATCTTGTGAGATTTCTTTTGCAAGTTTACCGATTTTACTATTATGTAAAAAGTCAAATGCACTTTCAAATCCGTTGTTTTCATTTTTTATTGTTTCTTTCTCATATTCGTCTATATCATAATGTATATTAATATTTTGAATATTCTTTTTAGTGTGATAAATGTTTTCTAATAGTATTTTAAAATCATCATCAACAATCTCATCAGTATCTGTGTTCATATCAAATGTTTCAGTATTTTGAATCAATAGAATTGATTTGTTAAACATTAATTCGATTGATTTAATTTTATCTCGACTCTCTGTCGATTCATCCTCAAATGTGGCATTTGTATCTAATACGAGACATACTTCTCTATACAAAAATGAGAACATGAATAGCATATATAAATAACATTTAACAATCTCTTTTTCATTTTGCTCAACGACACTTAAAATCTCATTAACAGTAATATTCTGAAGAACATTCAGAGATAGAACAGAACTATTTTCTTGGAATATATCGGTATTTTCATATGGTATTTTTAACAACTTGATATTTGCTTCAGTTTTATAAAAAGCATCAATGAATTTCAAAATATGACTATCCGAATATTTATCAAATATACCGTAAGTTTCTTTGATTTTCTTTTTTACTTCAGAATCCTTATCTTTTACTTCTTTAATAAAATTGAGTGTTATTTTATTAAATACATATTCTATTTTTTTTTTCAACAATGATTCATTCATGACACAGTTTGTTATTTAATTATGAATAAAATCTTTAAATGCATATTTTATTGGATTTTAATATTAATTTTACAAAGCAAATTAAGATATTTCCATATTACTGCTTTGTTCTCATCGCTCATTGTTTTCCAATAACTTTTTAGCTTGACTAACATTTCACTGGAAAAGTTATTATTATCTGAACTGGTTAATTCATCTTTGAAATCATGATCCAAAAAAAACTTCTCATCGTTTTTATATATTTGATCTACATACCTCATAGTGTAAATTTTGAACAAATAGGCTGGCTTCGAATCATCAACAAGTTTAATCATATTGAAACTTTGTTTAAACATCAAAAAATCTTTATCATTAGGATAAGATGAGATCAAATCTTTAAGAAATTCATCCAATCTTGAGTTAAAACACGATACCCACTTAGTGTTTGTATCTAGTTCCATGTTTAAATAAGATAATAGTATTTTATTGTAAACATATAGTAGTTCTATAAATAATTTTCAATTAATATTTAATATCATTTTGCCGCCTTGAAATGAGTTCTTCTAAAGAGGACTGATTCCTTTCTTTGACATTGTCTTCTTCGGGGGTATATATCTTTTGGTCATCCATACCAATATGACCATAGTTTTTTTCAAATGTGGATTCATTTTTACTCTCATTACTTTCTCCCAAATAGGAGTACGGATCTGATAAAGAGTTGTTACTCATTTCACCGATCATAAACGGTTTGATTTGGTCATCTTTTTTTAACAAAGTATTTTTTAGTTTTTCTATATATTCAAACAAACCATCTTCAAACAAAATCTTTTTGTCGAAATACATTAAAGGAACACGATCTACAAACAAAGGTATCTCTTTACCTTCGTCCACATTCACATAATCAAATTTGCTTTGTATATTGTTCTTCATTAAGTTCGTCATTAATTCTTTACAATACTCACAATATCCACTTATGAATATTAAAGGTTTAGACATTTTGTTTTTTTTATTAGTATCTTTTTAAACCTGTAAATTATACGAAAAAGCATATGCATTATTATATATTCATTTTTTTAAAGAATATGACAAACAAAAATGGTTTTTTCAAGAGGTAATTGTTATAAATAAATACATATCAGTTAATAGAACGTATGCGTCTATTTAATTGTAATCCATTTTGCTCATAATATATAAGTATATTCTTGTACTTCAAGCCAAAACTCGTTCTTAAATTTTAAATTAAACTTTGAAAATACAGGGTTTACGATAAAAACTGTAAACAAAAAGTAAATAGATTTTCTTTAAAACCAAATAATGAAGTTATCTATTCATTTGAAATACTATAAAAAATTGATTTAAGTCCTACCGTTTTTATCTCTTAAATTAAATAACATTACATTAACAAACATGCATTTTTTGAATTTAAAAACACCAGAGAAGAATGCTATAATTTTCGACATTCGTAATGTAGATATTAGTTTGGTAAATTCTATTCGGCGAATTATACTTACCGACATTCCTTCAGTTGGCTTTTATTTTAAACTAAAAGACCACTTCGTAGAAAATGATATTAATATTGAAGTAAATGATAGTCCACTTCATAACGAATTTTTGGCACATAGACTTAGTCTTGTTCCATTACATTTCACAAAAAATGAAATAGAAAACTGGAAAGATTCAGATTACACTTTCATTTTAAATAAGAAGAATAAAACTGGTCAAATTATGAATGTTACAACAGAAGATTTCGTAATTTTAAATAATAAAACGAATGAGAAAATGCCAGAATCTTTTATAAATCGTATTTTTCCAAAAGATGACATAACTAAAGATCATATTTTATTGACTAAACTCAAACCTAATTTTGAAAGCCTTGAAAAAGGAACTGAAATCAAATTGACATGTATTGCTCGAAAAGGAACTGCAAAAAACTGTATATGTTGGAATAGTATCAGTCAGTGCTCTTATTTCAACACTTTGGACAATTCTGCTATTACAAAAGCATTGAAAGAAAAAACAAAAGGTTTGTCTAATAGTAATGTAAAAGAATTCGAAAAAGAATTTGACACATTAGATAAATACAAATATTTTTTGAAAAATAAATATGGAGAACCTGATCAAGTAACCTTTTCATTAGAAGTTGAATCAGAAATGTCACCGTATGAAGTATTTGATATAGGCTGTAATGTTATCATTACACATATTGAAAATCTTATAGTAGAATTCGCAAAAGGTGACGATTCATCAATTGTAGAGGTAAGTACTATAAGCGATATGCCCAACTTTTACACTGTCATGTTCAGAGGATTTACACATACCATTGGGAACTTAGTGCAATCTTTTATAATGAATCACTACGTCCGTGATAAAGAATTAAAGGATCAATATGATGTATCGTACGCTGGATATTGTGTACCACATCCGTTGGAGGAGATGTTTTTACTCAAACTTAAATTTGACAATGAAATATCCAAAAGACAGCTCAATGAATTCTTAATCAAAAGTTTCACTTCTATCAAAGCTGAACTGTTTTCATTAAATAATGAATGGAACACATTTGTTTCAAAATAAATGGATGGATGCGATACTTTTTATGTAAATGATTACAATTTACCATGATAGGTAATTTTATTTTTTTATTTTTTTTATTTTAAATTAAAGTTTATTAAAATAATAAAATTGTGTTATTTCATGAACTTATGTTATTTATCAATTCAATTTATTACAAGTAATTACTTTCACATCAAAATAGAAATCGCTCATGTAATGTGAAAACTATAAAATTTATATTGTATTACATTAAAATGTCAAATGTTAACGAAACTAATGGTAATAAAGATAAACATTCAAAAATGACAATATTAGATGTCGATACAGAAAAGGTTTATGAAAACAAGTATCTAAAAAACTTATATAAAATTGGTGTTCATGGGGACGGAACGTGTTTAATTCACAGTTTTTTGTATTTAATGGAATCTAAATATCGTAAATTATCAGTTTCAAACAAACATATGGAGGGATTGAGGTACAGAAAAGAACTTGTCAAGGTAATTGTAAAATCTTTATCGTCAAATGCTAAATACAGAAAACGTATAAAAGATTTTTTCAAAAATGTGTATGATACTTTGGATCATGATGAATATCCGGATATCGAAACATATATACACACAAAATTAGAGGACCCATCAGAATATCTTGAAGAAAGCTTCATAATTTTTTTAGAATTATTAAAGTTGGTCAACATTGTGATTTTGAAAGATGGTGAGTTTTATCCTAGAGTTACAGATTATATGCCTGATCGTGATACAATATTGATTTCTAATATAGAAGATACTCATTTCGAACCTATAGCAATTAAAAAGAATAACAAATACACATATATTTTAAGTACTGAAGATGATAAAAGTATGATTGATAAGATAATTAGAGCATATAGAAAGACAAAAAGACGTGAATATGTCGATCATATATCAGCATCAACAGCATCAATATCAACAAAGGCATCAACAGCATCAGAAAAAAATGAAGGATCACCTGATGATGATGATGATGATAATAAAGGATCACCTGATGATGATAATGATGATGATAATGCAAGTGAAAAAAAAACAGAAAAAGAGATCATTCCTTTAAATCAACAACCTGTTATTGTTCAGATGATAGAGACGGTCAGAGAAGATACACCATCTACACAGCAAGACTATTATGAGACGATGATTGCGGAGGATGAAATTATATTTGAGGAGATTTCGGATTTGAATGAAATAACATTAGTTCGTGTGGATAAGAACGCTCCATTTTCTTATTCTATCGAACAAGCATCTCATGAAATAAATACTCTTTACGATTTTTACAAAACACCTCTTAACTCCACTCAGAATCAAAACTTTATTAAATTATTAAATGAGGATCCTTCTAATCAGAGCAATATGATGATTACGATGTTTAATTCGTTAATTCCAGTAGTAAATGCAAAAAAAGAATTTTCCACAGAAAGCCTTGTGAATAATATGACGGATAAATCTAGTGAATATTTTTATAAGAATAGAACAGAGTATTTCGAAGATTTCAAGCAATTGTTAAAAAACGATTATAAAAAGTTCGCCTCTGATTATCTTGAGATAGTTCAGTTTCTATATCCTCTAAATTCAAAACCTTCTTTTGAACTACGAGATAGAGAGATCGTTCGAGTTTGTCCGGATAGATATGATGAATTTTTAAAGAATACTATAGACAAAGATACTCTGTGTTATCGATTTGATTATGCAGAGACTGAAGAGATTCACAATTTAAAGAATACGCAAATTCTTAAAAGGATTAAGGATGTATCTTTGAATCAAATAAATACGATTAAAACAGAAAATTATCTTGAAATTTACAAACCAATATCTAAGAATATAAACATAACAGGTTTTTTTATTTCGTGTAGAAATAAGCGTCATACAAAGTTTTCTCCTAATTCATTTCATATTGTTAATGTGGATCGGTATTTTGATAAAATATTAAATCTTAAAGTAGGAGACACTGTTACCTTACATTTCTGTTTGTATTCAGAGTCCAAACAAGTAAATGGTAGAGTTTCTGAAACAGAAAACGGAATTATAACTATAAATGTAGACAAACCTGTTTTATACAAAGGAAAATTCAAATCTACAGTGTATTTTAACACCAATTTAAAACAACTAAAAGATAACTGGTTTTCTTTGAATAAGAAAAACAATATACAATTTGAGAAGCGCTACATATTCGAAAAGGATATTTTATGTATATTTGACACAAGTAAAGATAAATGGAATACCAACGACAGGTTCCAGATGTTATCGGACCTAATAATACCAAACATCGATGAGTTTTTTTATTTACAAAGAACCGAAATGCGTGACCTTTATAACTTGAGTGAAATTTCTGAATTTACGAAAGAGTATTATGATTATAACTATGAACGGGACACGGGTCCAGTTTTACAATCGAAAGTGTTAGATATTTTGAAGAGTAATATATCAAGACATAAAGAGATAGATTTGAATGCATCCAGATTCATAAAAATACCTTACAAGAACTATCGTCTTTCAAGTGCATCTAATTTACAATTTAAATATATGGATGCATCATATTACAGGGAGTTAAAAAACCAAACTAAACATTTAGATTCAGAATTACATCGAATTCATTTGTTACATAGAAACATTGACAATGGAATGGCACATTTTATGGCTTTTATAAAACATGGTTTGGTAACCAAATTTACGAATTCCAAAGAGACTAAAAATGATTTAATAAAAAAAATTAATTTGTATGAATCCGAATTAAAAAGTATTGTAAATAGTGTGGATACACAAGTTACAGAGAAGTATTTTTATAGTCAAGTCAAAGATTTGCTTCAAGTGAAAAAACAACTGATGCTTAATAAAAAACAAAAACAACTAGAGTCTACCCTTACCTGGATGCGAACATCGTTAAATTCACAACCAATTAATGAAGAAAGTATGAATTTATTTGCAACAAATGTATGGAACTTTTACAAAATAAATTTGAAACCACAATCATATAAAAATGTTTCCTTTCTGAAAGATGTTAACAAAGTTTTAAATGAAGAATTTTCTGGCAATTTACAAGAGACCACTCTCGAGGAATCTTTTGGTAATCTGGAAAACAGTAGAGTATTAAATTTTGAGTCAATTGGGACTTATCAAAAAGACGACATAAAGGAAGATAAAAATAATAACAACTCTAATTTCAAAACCATTAATATGTATATATCTGAGATTTCACATCATTTTGGTATGATTAAAATTACGAAACAGGAGCAGGACTATATTGAAAAAAACAGTCATTATATAGGAGGTTTATTGTTAGAAGAGAAGAAGAGAGCCGTCTTAAAAAATAATCCAAAACTAAAAGACTTTTCTAAAATGTTTAAAAGTGAAAAGGATAAGTTGATGTATTTGGAATACACCAAAATTATTATAGTGATATCTTTTATGTTAATATTTATCAATATCAACCGTCGTAAGATAGAGTTATATAAAATACATTCTAAATGTAGGGAGTTTTTTGCCTTACAAGGTTATCCGTTAACATCATTTGATAAAACGAATAACAAATCTACGATCGGTTATTTAGCATGTTTGATAAAGACTGTGTACAAAAGCAATACTTTATTAAGTGATCAGGATCGTAATAAGCAAAAGATAGTCAGTGTGGTTAACCATATTTTAAAATTTAAACCAGAGTTGCGTAAAACATTGTCGAAAGAAAAGCTCTCGTTTGAAAAATTTATGGAATCTAACGATAATGACCATTCCGATCAAATATTGAATTATTACTCTTCATCCATCTCAAAATTTTTACCCAATAACAAAATGAATAAACTAGATTGTAATATTCATAAAATATCTGAAAATCTAATACCAAATGTAACATTCAAACTACCAGATAATACGAACCCATTGCAATTAGTTATAACTCGTAATTCATATCCTAGTAAATTTGAAGAAAATGTTATTGTTATTTCTGATAAACAGAAAGTTGAAAGAATACATGAAAATATCTCATACACATTAAATGAAAGTATCAAAACATTCATAAGAAAAAATAATAGCAAATATTGTGTAGAATTACAAAAACTTGTAAATCAAAAATTTACAGAAAACGCCTGGACAAATTTTGTGCTTTATGTTGAAGATCATTTAAACGAATTGAGAAAACTGCTTCAAATTATGTTGCCTGAAAAAAAGAAAGAACTCGACAACATTTTTAAAAAAATATACGATATTTACATATTACAAGATTATACTGATACTGATAGTGGTACTTTGTATTTGTTTGTAGATACTCTTGTAAAGTTTATAGAAACTAGAATGTTCATCCCTCATAGTAAAGTAATAAATAATCTTAATGAAGAATCATTTATTCAGAATTTTGTAAAATCTTCGTTGTTGAAGAAATATTTAAGACAAAATCCAAAAGACAAGTTATTTCTGGAAGAAATCGGTAATAAAAAAGAAAATGCGGAACATGTGTCGTTGGTGGAAGACATTAATTTAAACAATACGATATTAAAACAAATACAAAATATACCGACACCAAAATCAGTTTATTTATTACAGGTAAACAACGAAAAGAACAACAATGATAAGCTTTTGTTGTATATAATTGTTTCATTTATGGAAAACATATTAAATGCTATTGTACCAGATAATGTAACCGAAACTGATACGTATGAATACATTTACAATTTACAAAATGGACAAAACAAGGTTCGTATGTTATGTAGATTAATATTACAATCATTAATGGAACTACCGTGTATGCTTCGTGATATTGATACACCAAATGTGTATAAAAGCGATGTAGAACAAATGCGTGAAATTGACAAACAGAAAAAGTTTGATATAAAAGATAAAATGAGTGATGCAGAACGATTATTGTACATCAACTTAGAAGAGAATGGGTTGTCTGGTAAAATGGATCTATCTGATTTTACTGATGTATTTTCAACGAATATAAATCTATATGCTGATTATGAAAACACGAATGGATATAATCCAGAATATGAACATTATTCTGGGGAAAACGATGATGATGATGCGAATTAAAAATCATAATAGTCATATACGGATAAATAAGGAGAGTGTACACTGTTAAAATCGCTATTAAATCCATTAAAATATAAGTTATCATTGAAAATTGAACCGACTATATTAACAGAATTGATATGTAATTCGTTTTGAAGTATTTCACCTTTGATAATTAGATGTTTACCAATATTTTTTGATACTCTATGTATAATGGTTTCGACTTCAAAGGATACATTCACATTCGGTTCTCTAGATACATTTTGATAAACTGATTTTGGAATTACTGACAGACATTTAAAACCTTTAAGATCTGTTTTTTGTAATAACCAATTGTTGATCATATTCTTCATGTGAAATGAAAATAAATTAGATATTTTCCACTCGTTATTAATGGTGAGTGATTTCATATTTAATTTCGGTGTTACAAGATACTTTTGAAAGAGTTTTTTTATTTCGTTATTCGAACTTTCGTTAGTATTTGAGTCTGTGTTTTTATTTTCCCAAAATATATTATTTTGAAAAGAATCAATCTTATTTTTAGTTTTTGAACAAATATTTGACTGAAAATGTTCTTTAAAAACATCCGGTTTTTTAAGATAACAACCTACAAATTCTGGTTTAGGCCATATAACAATGGTAATAACAGTAAGACATGTGAATAAAAACACAATGAAACATGTTGAAATGATGACAACATTTTTCATGATTTATTTTTACAAGTATTTATTTACCATTAGAGAATTTTTGTTGCACGAAGAGTCAGATGTGAACAGAAGTTTTTTTCTGTCCGAATAATCTGCGATAAACATGTAATCACTAGATTTAAATTGTGAATTTTTATCATTGTTAGCACTTAACTCTTGTTCCGCGCAACATTTTGAATCCAGTGTATTAGGTGGACAATTGTAACATAATGGATGGTTTTCTTCAGACTTAGATTCGTCATATTTTTTGAAAGATCTGTGTCTAATCCCCACAGGCATATCACAAGATCCATTGTTTAAACATCCACCTCGATGATTATCATAATTTTTATTTTTTTGATAGAAAGGACATTCGTAATTAAATTTGCAAGGAATATCCCATGTTAAATTGCGTTCGTCGTTTGACTCGCATTCCTGTTCTGTTTGTATCGCTGTCATTTCGTCGCTATTTGATTCCCAGTTTTCGTCGAAACAGGCTCCTTTTATATCATGATTTTTTCTTATATCCACCATTTTAATAACAAGTTTTTGATATTGTTCTTTATTATATTTGAGGCTTGTTCCTTTGACAACTGTACCGTGATAAAAGTTTTTATTGTTTAATTGCATATTGTTGCTTATAAAAATACTTAATTTGCTATCTGTAATATATTCCGGTTTAAGGAACACACGATCCCCTTCGAAAAGACTGACTATTTTTTTTGTATTATCTGAAAGGGTATACTGTGCGTACACGTCTTCATAATCAACGGAAGTTATAAAGTAAGTTATAGTGTTAAAGTTTTGAATCCACTCTACTTTGTATTTTGTTTCATCAAATTCCAATGGAATTGAGTTTGTGAAAACAGTATATGTTTCATTGTTATTTTCGTTTTTCATTATATCCGAATTGTAATATATATCATCTATGAAAGATTCAACAGTATGATGATGAGGATTCACATTAACTTTATATCGATTGATAAATCTGTTATTATTATTAATTGGATGAATTGGGATCTGTCCATCGAAGGTATCACCAAATATTGTTAATTTATTAAAATCCAAATCTGACAATTTAATATCATAATCGAATGCAAAAGGGAACATAATATCTACAAACATATTATTACCATTTATACATCGTAAATTTAGATATGTTTTATTTGTATTCATGTTTTCATTATTAGGAAACCTACTATCGCAGCTGTTTCTATATTTTTTCAATTCATATTTGTTTTGTTCAATAATACGAACATCGTGAGACGAAGCTTGCATATTGGCTTCCACCTCATCAGGGATATTACAATTATATACATCCATATAAACTTGACTGCGATTAAAGTCAATATAATTATTTTCGATGAGTTTATTTATGTCAACCTCTTCTATATTCTTGTCTGTATATATGATATCATCCATAGATATTCTATAGGGATTGATCATTTCATTATTATCTTTATTTGCTTTAAAAAAAGAATGTTGTATTAGGCTTAATTTGTAGGGATCATTATCAGTTAGTAATAAATATTTAGTTCGATTGCCATTACCAAAGTAGTTATTGTAGTAATCGGATAATTTTTCATCAAAATGTGAATTAAGACCATAAACAAAAAAGCTTTTATGTGAATCAGGATTTGTGTAAAAATCGATGAACATATTATTGTTAATATCATATGAATTACAATGGTTATTAATATAATTACCAATATTTTCAGAAATCTGTTTAAACGAGAAGGATTCTAGTGTTTTTTTGTAAACTTTGATCATGAGATGTTGAATAAAACACAATGATGTTTCATCTGTATAATATATAACGCTATTTTCCGGTATTTCTTTAACCATTGTTATAGTGCTATGATTTGTTGTAATAACATAGAAGTGTGTAGGAAAAGGAGTTACTCCGACAAAATTAAAAGTGTCTACATGTTTCATGAAATTAATTATATTGGTAAATTTACAATCTGTAGGTTTAATTATAGCATGTGTACATTCTAATTGAAATTGTGACGGTGTATAACCGATATTAGAGGGTATATCCACATTTATTTCAACAGTGTTAAAAGCTTCAATATTTCTTTTTGAATGTGTGTAAGTAAAAAACCAAATTAAAATAGAAACACCGAATATAATACCTAAAATAGAAAAGAGTTGTAATAAATTCATTATGGTTTGTTTTATTGACAGAAATTAAATATATATTAATATATAATCATAAAGAAGCTTCGATGATAAGAGTAAATGGAAGAATATTGTATAGTGTAACCTTTTTTCTATTACTTATGATATTGGTATATGTGAGTAAACCAAGTATAATGTTTAAAAACAATGATACCGTAAAATCATTTGGTTGTTCAAAGATAGATACAATATTTTCACTTGGTGTATTTACAACAGTTTCATCAATCTTATCATTTTATATTTTTTGTTTGATAGATATGATATTCAACTAAAAAAAAATGATAGTAAAATAATAGAAAATGATAGATGCCGAAGAGCTTTATAAAACTAATACAAAATATTACAATAGCGACATAATAGATAAATATACTAAAATGTATGAGGAGTATATTAGGTTAAATAATATTGTAATTAACAAAAAGAAGAAAATAGCAAAGGAAGATTACGAAATAGACAACACTGCGGATTCCATTTATGCTCGTTTTAAACAATCCAATGTAAAAATACAGAAACCAATATATCAAAAGGTCGATTTGTTAATGGAACAGGTTACTTCTGATATTGTAAATACATGGTATAGTTACAACAAGTTAAAAAAACAATGTTTATATGATTTAGGAAACTCTTTAAGTCAAAATAGTGTGATAAGTACATTGGAGAAGTTAACAGAAAAAATTAACAAATTATATGCATTACGTGATACTATAAAGATGTGTTATTTGCTTCATAAAGAGGAAGTAAAAAAGAAAATAGAGAAAAATAACATAATAGTTCAGATGGAGAAAGATTCTCTTGGGTCCAGTTTAGACGAATTACGTAACAATGTATCAGATTCTATCAGATATGAAAATTTAATACAAGAGTATGTCAAATTGGATCACAATGAGAACATAATCAATATAATGAAGGAAAGAACAAATTTAGAAAATCAAATGAACAGTATTACAGAGATCGTTATGAAATTACCTAACATCGGGATGTCCGATAATATTGTAAATGGTACACCACCGTCATCACCTTCATCTTCAAAAAACAACAAAAAAGATCTCAACGAAGACAAAATTCATAAAAAGGCGAAGAAAATATTAAAAAAAACTGCGACCAAAGCGTTTGAATCGCCTACATATAAAAAGAAAATGAAAAAGTTTTTGTTTAATACTCTTGAAGAATGTAATGATAGTAAACGAAGTAAGGATTACTACATGAGTCGAGATCAGATAATCCAAATTGTAAATGAGGATGAAAATCTTCAACGCAAGTTGGGAAATGTATATAAGAATTTATCCAAAAAATCTTTGTGTAAAAAGATAATAGGTACCTTAGAATCACCTAACACTTCTAACAAAACAGAAAATGATGAAAATGTAACCGAAACTAAAAGTGAAGTAATAAGTGATGTAAACACGTTCAGGTTTCCATTTACAAACAAAAGTGAATGTGAAAGTAGCAAAAGATCAAAAGTGTACTATATGAGTCGAGAGGATATAATCGAAATGATAAGTAAAGATGTATCTATGCAGTCAAAAGCGGGAAGTAATTACAAGAAACTATCTAAAGCTCAATTATGCAACAAGTTAATGGAATAAAAAATATGTAGTATATAAAATGTTTGAAAAGCTGAATCTGTTTTATTTGGTCATATCGTTTTGTATTGGTATTGGATATATATATATTATTACTCCACCTCCCTCTGTCGTTCATAAATTCCCATCTCCATTAAATACTGAAAAATTGGTATACAGAGATGGAGATGATAATTGTTATAAATACAAACATGAGTCAGTAAATTGTAATGTTTCTAAGTCAAACATATTAGATCAACCTGTAATGGAGAATTTTCAAACACTAAAAAAATAAGATAAAATATGAAATTATACATTAGTGTAATTGTAAAACTACAAATATAATTATATTCTTTACTATATTCAAAAAAACATTAACACTATGTTAACACATATAATGGATACGGAATACGGTTCGATAATTATTTCAGTTATTATTGGGTTAGGCATGGCTTCATTTTTCAAAAAGATTTGTAAAAATGGTAGATGTGTAATTATCAAAGGTCCACCCATAAAGGAGGTGAACAAAAATGTGTACCGAATAAATGAAGAATGTTATAAGTATACACCGTATGCAACTAAATGTTAAGAGTCTCGTTTTTATAATGTATCAAATTTTCTTAAATGTATTGTAAATATGTCAAAGTCTACGCCATTGTCACAACTGCCCAAAAATCATTCACATGTAGTAAATAAATCAAACGATATGTCAAAAAACAGTAAACCAATCGTGAATGATGACGACGATGATGATATAAATATAGAGGAGGTGTTACAACAAGAGACACTTACAAATAAGAATATATTATCTTTGCAACAGCAGATCGAGTCTCTCAAACAAGATTTGGAAAACAAAACTACCGTAAATACTACAACACCATTGAATGATAATAACATAAAAACAATTACAAATGAAAATAGTAATCAAACAGGTCAGACAACCCCAACAGAGAGTTGTTCTATGATCAATAAAGATAGTTTGTATAGTGTATTTCGTCACTTAAAAAGAATAAATATCACTAGTATATTGATCATATTTATTATCGTGTTAATTGCCTATTCTGAATATGTAAACGATTTGATATTGATAAAACTAGGCGATACGAGATATTCTGTTGGGATTCCTTACGTTAAAGCTCTACTTGTAGCAATATTGTTGGGTTTTTTTCAGGGGTTATAAAAAATTGAAAAAAAAAACTAGTTTATGAAATAATTAATTTTATAACACAATACACCTTTGGTATGAATATAATATAAAAAATGGCACGAAATCGGTCAAATTACGACTTAAAAGATGTTGACATATCAAAGACATGTGATATAAACCAAGCAAAGTTTTTAAAGAAATGTGCATATTTAGCGTCTAAATCGATTCTAACACAGAAACATGGATGTGTAATTGTGTATAAAAACGAGATTATAAGTTGTGGTTATAATTTTAAAATAAATAACAATGTCCAATACAAGACTGATTTATCATCGTATGTAACACCGATTCACTTTCAAGATGAATGTAGTACAGAGCATTATGCATGCGGCTTTAGTGTTCATGCGGAAATATCGACAATAAAAAAAGTAAAGAACAAGGATCTCAGTAAGTGTGATATGTACGTAGTAAGGATCGGACCTTTTTCGAATTTTAAGTATTCACATCCTTGTAAAATTTGCGCCGATTATATAAAGCAAAAGAAGATAAAAAAGGTGTACTATTCAGTAAACTCTATAATATGATATATATTATTACGATATAAATGAAGGGTTATTAGATGTTATTTTATTTTTATTATTATTATCATAAAGTTGTATGAAATGAGTTTGTATGTGTTATAATTAAATATTGTTGTCTATATCATTATCGTCTTCCGAGTTCGTATCTGAGAACAGAGCGTCTTCTGAGATGTCGTTTTTTTCTTCATCCTGCTGTGTACAATCTGTTAATAAACTTGGTTTAATTGCGATAGCAGCTAATTCTTGTATGAGCAGTTTGAATGCGTAAGGTGTTTCAACATTAGTGAATTCTGTAACATTTGGATCAAAGGGTGATCTGTAGCCATCTTTGTGTGGAATACCAATGATACCATTAGTTTTATCGATTGCAAATTTATATTTATCAGATCTTTCCATCATAGATTCTTTGATGAAGGACCCTATTCCATGAGCTAGTAATGCGTTGGTTTCCATTTCACCAATACGTAGACCACCTTTATTAGCTCTTCCGTGTGTAGGTTGTCTGGTCATACCTGTTATGGGTGCAGAAGCGGAATCGGCTCCTCCTCTATAGTTCATTTTTTCATTCACCATATGTTTCAATCTGGTATAATAAGTAGGGCCAAAGAAAATATGTGTATTGATTTGTTCACCAGTGTATCCGTTATACAAAATTTCATCACCATGTTTATGATACCCTTCTTTACCCATAAATTCGAAATAAGACGAAGTATCGATATTTTCAAATGTAGTACCATCTATAATGTCACCATGAACACATGAGTATTTTGCCAATACTGATTCGAAAAGATGTGCGATGGTCATTCTACTGGGAAAAGCATGGGGATTAATGATCATATCAGGAACGATTCCATCTTTTGTAAAAGGCATATCTTCCTGTGGGATTATCATTCCTACTACACCTTTTTGACCATGTCTACTAGCAAACTTGTCACCTAACACAGGTTCTCGAGATTTTCTAAATCTAATCTTTATTTTTTTTGCATCATTTTTTTTATAAATAATTCTATTGTCAATCATACCACCATCTGTAAAACCAGCAATGCTTGATTTATCTTGATAAGATACAGTTGATGTATCTGCTGATACAGTACCATTTGAATTACGAATTCTTTCGGTTGTTTCATCTGTATCATTGGATATAATTGTTGATTTTATTTTACCGACATACGCATCGTCTTCAGTGATATATCTATTCAAGATAGGTATACCATTCTCATCTATTTTATCCCATTTTGCGTATTTTACATCGATATTACCACCTTTCTTCATCAAGTTTAATGGATTTGCAAAGTTGATATATTCGCCGTTCATTTCATTTGATTCTTCAGATTCTATATGTGATTTATAGATTGAACTGTTAAACATACCACGTGCCATAGAATTTTTGTTTATAATTACACTATCTTCTTGATTATAACCTGTATAAGTAGCAATAGCAATAATGATGTTTTCACCATTGGGCATTTTATCAACATGTGCATATTTGCCGTATTTTGTTGTTAATAACGCTTTTTGCGGGTAATGTAACATATAACTAGCAGTATCTATTCTGTGATTGAAATTTGTAGCATAAACACCAACGGCCTGTTTACCTTGTTGATTGGAGAAAACATTTCTGATAGATTGATTATGATGAGCAAGAGGAATAATATTAGTGTTTAAACTAAGACATAGAGATGGGTGAATCTCTATATGATTGTACTTATTTGGTTTGTTAATTATTATATCATTACGGTTCATAGCAATATGTGATCGACTCATTTCAACACAATCTACGAATTCAATAGGAGAAAGAGATACTTCAGTCGTTCGTGTACTTTTATTGAGTGACGATTTTGGATGTGATATAAGTGCACTCCATATATCAGAAGATCGATCTGTTTTTTTCAAATTGATAACAATATCATAAGCTTTTTTTTGCATATCATCTGTTGCAATATAGAGTGGTCGTACGCATCTACCTGCATCAGTAAATAATTCAATTTCGTTTTCTAAAATATTCCACGAAATTGATGAATGTGACGAAATTTGACCTGATTGTTTAAGCGCTTTAAAAATATCCAATAGTTGCTTTGCATCAGTATGTACACCGATCCAGTTATTATTAAGAATTACTTTGGTCAAACCATACAGTTCAATGGGAATTAAATCTTGTACAAGTGTTACATTATGTGTTTTTAACAATGAAATTATTGAGTCTTCATCGTCAACTTCTTCGGAAATTTGACAAGATGTTGCGATATGTTTTAACAAACCAATATTTTCGCCATCTGGAGATTCAATCGGACACATAAAACCCCAATGTGAAGCGTCGAGTCGATGAGGTGTAACTAATTTGAGACTTCTGTCCATGGGTGTATTTACGCGTCTAATATGAGAAATATATCCCATAAATGAGAGTCTGTTAAGATCTTGAACGATTCCTTCTGATTCCCGTATGCCCCATTTTCCTTTGAAGCTTTTTTTAATAAAAGAGGTTATAATTTCTTTATCAAAGATGGAGTCTTTAGAGTTTGTAATGATAGTGTTAAATTCGTTCATATCTTTCCAACTTCCATAAATGAATTCTCTATCAATTCTATTTTTAACATGATTCCTGAATTGATTGTATGCATCACGAAATGCATTACCCATGAGAATTCCACTGACATCAACTCGTTTATATAAATAACTATCTCGATTGGTATCAGATAATTCGTTTAATGCGAAAAGTATCATTTTGTTAACAAGATATCCAAGATACACTGCTTTGTTTTTGAAGCTATGACCTACATTTGGAAATACATCAGTTTTAAGAACGTGTTTAACAAAATTAATTTCATTATATTTACAATATCCTGCTAGATATTGCAGTGCTTCTTGTTGTGTAGTTACGATGGATCCTTCATGAACAGATTTTCGAATAAAATTAATATATCTTGGTTCTATGTTTTCATCTTTTAGGAAAATATATCTTATAATTTCTTTATCACTTTCGATACCTAATGCTCTAAAAATAATAAAAATAGGGATTTGTTCTTTAAAAATATTAGGGACATTCATACAAATAGCATTAAATCGAGTTCCATATAATGCTTTACTGTGATATATCATAAATTTAATTGTTTTTGGAAATAGTGAATTTTCTTTAGAAGTGCACCGAATGATCCCTGTATGACTAAAATCGTCTTCTATTGTTTCGCTACTAACATTATCTTGAGGAGATTGTAAAAAAAGTTTATTAGTTGATACACGCTCTTGTGATACGATCACTTTTTCCTTACCATCTATTATGAAGTATCCTCCCTGATCATACGGACATTCGCCAATTTGAATCATTTCATGACTTTTCATATTTTTTAATATACATAAATCAGAATGTAACATTACAGGTATATTTCCAATTTGTAAATCTTTCTGTTCATATGTTAGTAAACTTTGTGTACCATCATTATTATGTGTTATGTAATCAATTACAATGTCAACTAATAAATTTGATGCATAGGAATAATCTTTTAGTCTAGCATTATTAGGTAACATTACATTGTTCTTGTTATTTACATGATCGGTATTACATGGTTTTGTTTGCTTTATAGAATTACCATCTCTACCACCAATGTAAACATTTATTGTGTATTTAACACCATTTTCATCGTTTTTGAAAATGACATATGGATTTAAAGTTTTAATTATATAAGGAAGTTTCGTGGATGTAAAAGTATTGTATGAACTTATATGATGTTGTGAAATATATTTGGTATTAATATTCGATGAAAAGTATGAATCAATAATTTTCCAATCTAACTGGACATTCATTTTTTAACTTAGCGTAATAAATTAAATTACATTTTTTTGGGTGATGGGTTTTTTAGTGGGTTTTTTAGTGGGTTTTTTAGTGGGGTTTTTAGTGGGTTTTTTAGTGGGGTTTTTAGTTGGTTTGTTAGTTTTGGGCTTTGTAGAATAATTGTTTTTACAACCACCACCAACTGTTGGTGGATCGTAAAGTCTATGGTATACTAGTTTATTAGTACCGTTATTTATGTTGCTTGCAAAATCTATCTCTGATGAAGTATATGGATTTGAATTGCTGGAATGCGTTGGTAAGGAGACTGTTTTAGTTTGTGCTCTTAGCATTGGAAATAACGATGACGAATTAGGTAATAAAAGACCGCCTCTTTTAGAATCTTTATTAGACATTTTTACAGTTTTAAAAGAAAAAAATTACAAATGCGTTATAAGATTCAAATATATGCATACAATGATATAACAAAATATGTTAGAAATGATGGTAGTAATTTTTCAATTTCTGTAATTAATTGTTTTTTTTGTAAATTATGTTTATTTTTCAAAATATTGATAATTTGTGGTCTTTCTTCTTTATGAATATTCATTAAGATTAGTGCTGAACGAATAATACGAAAGAATTGCTCTTTTGTTATTAAAAATATAATCATATCTACATCTTTATTTACGATATAATCAGTATTACCTTCAGTATTTAACCATTTTATATAATCATGCTCTAAAATATGAATTAGTTCATTCACATACTTTTTGTTGAAATACTTACCAACATATGCTTTTTGTAAAAATAGAATGTCATTGTTGTGATTACTCAACATAGTTTTTTTAATATTATGATGTTAAGAAAAAAAAAAGTTTAACAAAGCTCTCGTTTATGTTTCAATAGGTTAACCCTTTCTTTTATAATATTTTGAAAGTTTGTAATAATACCTGGAATATTGTATGTATCCATATATTTTTTATTTGTTGTACCAAATTCAGTTTCCATTAATAAGTCCGTGATTTGCGATCCAGTATCTTCTAGGTATTGAATACATTGTTTATGTTTGTCTAAATTTGAATAAATATTTTTGTCAGTTTTAAATATTTCTTTGTAATATTTTCTTGAAATATTGTTCGCTTTTTTGCAAATTTCATGATAAATTGGTTTGTTGAACTTTTGTATGGTATTTATTTTTTTACACATTTGTAATAACGGTTTGTCATTTTTTAACCAATTCCATTTGTGTAAATCTTTTGTATTATGAATTATGTCTTTTTGTGAAACGATTGGTGATGTTTTTGTTGTTGTTGTTGTTGTTGTTTTAAACATTTGACTTTTAGTAAGAATGAGTACGCACTGTATTGTAATAATAGATAATACAAGATATATTAGCTGATTGTGTTTAACAAAAATCGATGAATAAGTACAAACAATAAGAACAGCAACTGTAAGAATCTCTTGAATGTAATTTGATGTCCACTTTTTCAAGAACATTATTATTATGATATTTTTTTATTTTATGGTATTTTTCCGTTACAAATTGTTTGCTTCATAAACTAGAGTGATATAATTGTAAGTACTAACCCAATCAAAACAAATATGACTCCTGTATAGATAAGTCGTTCCTTTTTGGTTATAACCTTAACAAAATCCAATATATCGTGTGAATCGTAAAGCTCAGTATAAATGTTTTCACCTGTGGCTATGATTTTTCTTAAAATTATATGTATAGGAGTATTCATAAAAAACTGTAAAGTAGTTTCATATTTATGTTTATGAATATCATTTAACACATCAAGGACCTTTTCCTCTTTTTTCATGAGTTTTTGATATATTTCTTCTGTTTGTAAGTCGTAATCTCTATTATAAGAACGATCATCAGTTTTGTTATCAATTATGTCAATAACATCATTATATGAGTTATTAATGTCAGTATTCATACTAAATATATATATTTATTAATACGATGGGATAAAAAAAACAGGAAAAAGGTTATGTTAAAAATGAATTGAATCTTAAATAATATCGATGAGATCAACATGTCCTAACATGTGTCTTCTACAACATATTCTAAAAAGTTTAAGCTTATCCAAAAGTTCTCTCTTTTTACATGAATCAAAATAAGTATCAGATGCATTTACATTTATATCTTCGATAGTCATCTTATCAATATCAATGTTTTTCTCCAATTCTTTAGTTATTTTTTTAAAATACTCATACTTATCTCCAATTACTTTTCCACAAGTAAAACATTTTACAGGAATAATCATAATGTTATTATATTTATGAAACGTTATATATTTTATATAAATCAATTTTTTACTGATTATGTCGACAAAGTTCTATATAGTTGTGAATTATTGCTGAAGAATTATCAAGTGGTGCATGTTGATCTTCATACATTTGAATAGCTTTATCGAAAAGTTCTTTAGATTTATTATACTGTTTAATTCGCATATAAAACAGTCCTTCCAAAAATACAAAATCAGGACTATCTTTAAAAACATTTTGTTCGAAAAGGGTTTTGATATTTTCGCCATCCGATGCTTCGAGATCCGTTTTGTTTAACAATTTGTAAATAAATTTATATGAGTTATTGAACAAAAGGATATTGTTAGAACTTATACTGCTTGTGAAAAAACCTAATTTTGAACCATCTGCAACAATATTAGGAAATGTTTTACCACATTTAATGTTACATTTGTCAAGTACATATGATAATTGAATATTATTTGGAAACCGAATTGGAATATAATCTCCTATAATTCTTTTGGCACAGTCTTGTGTTATGAAATACGAATCACAACATGGAATGATTTTGTCTTTTTCATCTATAGCATTAACTTCGATTTTTGAAAACTCTTTATATATACTGTCAACATTAGAGTTTAAAGTTGTCGTTTCTTCTTTGATACCAGGCATTCCTAAGAAGACCATATCATAGTCTTTGTACACTTTACTTTCGATAAACTCGGAAAGAAGAATAACAAATTGATTATCGAAGACGACATCATCTTCGAAAATGAAATTAATATGATTTGGTTGTGTAAATTTTGAAATATGATTAAATGCATCCAAATGTTTCAAGGAATTCGAAACAAATCGGTTACCGGGTGCATTCATTTTATATTTATTGTAAAATGTGTTACCATCTTTTATTTCTTCATTGTTAAAAATTCTTTTAACAAATTCTGTAGTCAGAGTTTCTGGATCAAACTTAGTGACCTGTTTAATATCGATTGTCCAATTTCTATGTATATTTAAAATATCATTAAAAGCTTTTTGTAATTTATTCATAGTACTTTTACGAGCTGTTAGTTTAGAATAATGAATAAAGAAAATATTGATTATAACGTCACTTTGTTTTTCATTATTCATGTTGTTTTAAAAAATTGATTTGTTTTTATTTAAGTAATTTAAAGTTTTAAAAAATAAGTAAAGTTTAATAGAAATAAGAATCAATATGGATTTTTGTGAGTTTTGTAGCAATATGTACTACATTAAAGAAAAAACGGATGATGAAGATGTACAAGATCTCGTATATTATTGTAAAAACTGTGGCTCTGAGAAAAAAATAAAAGATAGCCAGCAATCAAAAAAGATTTTGTCGAATGATTGTGATACTATGCAAAGTAAATATTTGCAATATATTAATCCCAATATAATTCATGATCTGACAATTCCACATGTAAAAAATGTGAATTGTACAAATAATTCATGTACAAAGAAATCAACTGAAGAGAATGATGTAATGTATATAAAGTATGATCATGAAAACATTAAATTTCTATACTTTTGTACATTTTGTCAGTATTTTTGGATAAATAAATAAAATAAGATAATTATAAAATAGAAAATATGAGATTTGACATAATCGGAAAAACCATTATAAAACATGATCCGAATAAAAACGAAACCATGCCTTTTCTTTCAATTTATGAAAAAACAAGTATGATTGGACTGCGACTGAGTCAGCTTAGTCTAGGTGCAAAAAGTGTGTTAACTTCAGAACAATTAGAATTATGTGACGGTATCAAAGAGATTGTGTATAAAGAACTAGAGACAAGAAAGATACCTTTCATGGTAAAGAGAACTCTTCCGAATGATGTTGTAGAATATTGGAACATTGAAGATTTAATTATAACATAATTCATTTAAACACGATCTTTTTATTAAAAATGTATAATTTGTTTTTTTTTTCAAATTTTAATGAAATGAGTGATAGTAGTGTAACAAATAACGTAGAGACTGATTTTTATGAACCTGAGAACAATTGTCTTTTTCCAAAAAAAAAATGTCACGCATGTACCTTAGTATTATCTTATTGTATGAATAGATACTATATACAGGATAAATGCTTTTGTAGTTATACATGTAGAAAAATGTATTCCCGATAGAATATGTATAAGTTTAACCGATTCTCCATCTATGGGCACAGTTTAAGCATGTAATAAATATAGTAGAACTCTCATCTGCACTTCTAACCTGTAATTCAAAGTAACTACATTCTCTCTTTTTACATTTTGAACATTTAAACTGATCGGTTTTTGCATGCTGTCGATTATTGATAATGGTATTATCAGCTTTTAATTTTTTTTCAAGATATTCGTTCCATTTATTAGGCATTATATCATGAGGTTTCATTAATGCCATTGTTTCACATTTGATCTGTCCATTTTTTATGCTATTTAAAACACTGTTTCTATCATCCATATGTGCATAAGTATTATTTGCAAGACATGTGATGATATGCCTCGCTTTGTTAATATAACTGTTTACAAAACGCTTATCAGCCCATGTTTTAACAATATTCTTTTCTTGTGAAAATGAAATAGTCCAATTAAAAATTCCTTTTTCCAATTCTAAATGTTGAGTATCGTTTAGCTCAGGTACATAATCTCGAAGATATTTGATAACCGATGATCTATAACTAAGATTCGACATTGAGGATCATATATATAAATATTTTTGACATCCTTTTTAAATTCAATTTTTAAAAATTGATATAAAAGAGTTCATATTAAAACTATAAACAGCGTGATTTATTCAGAAATATGACATTAGATATTGATTCTATTGAAATCCTTTTTAAATTCAATAATAATGTTTGTTTTCCTAAAACTGAATTCATTAAATTATTTGAATTTTTAAAAACTAAACCATGTAAAAAGTTAACTAATTTTTTCACTAAAACAGTTTACAAAGAATATCATAAAGATTTGGTATTTGAACAAGTCTATGATGTTTTTAAAGATTTCTTTAATCATAAACTCCCAAGTAAAGAGACCGTAAATAATTATATACCTGTATCAATTGATGACGACAATATATTCTACAAATTGTTGGAACTACCTCAAACCATTGTAAATATATATAAAAAAAAAGGGTTCTCGTTGTATTCATTTCCAAGCACCAGTGATTTGTATGAATCTGTATGTGAACATAGAATAACTTTTAAAATTAATAATCGAATTTATCTAAATTTATGCAAAGTAGAATATATGTCCGAGTTAGGATCTGTTCGATATTTTGTGAATATTCACTATCATAATAAAGAAAATTGTGATGTTAATAGTGATATTGATTTAATAAAAGAGGTGTCTAATATAATTACATCATTCGAGTAGTTGGTATCCATATGTTCGTAAAATTTGTGTTTTTAGTTTTTTTACATGAGAACTTTAGTTTTGTAAGTAAAGAGCTATCTTTAAAATCCCATGACAACATCTTACTCGTTTTTAGGGAGTCTACACAAGCGAAACCAATATAAGTGTCGTTGTTTATATCATATATCTTGTATAGATCTGGTATATCAGTTTTCTGAATATTAAAGTCTCTAATGTTTTTATCATCTACATATGATGTACTACATATTTCATATTTTTCAACTGATTTGTGTTTGATATTTTCAATGACCTCTGTTTTTGAGGTTAAGAAATGTGTATCAGTTGCATATTTTTCACGAACATTCTTTTTAATGAGAGTGTTATCATAATTTATAAGAATATCTCTAAATTTACAATATAGAGGTTTAAGATACATTCCTCTTGTTGTATAAGGCAATTGTTTTGAAAAGTCATTATATAACCATTGTATATCATTCAAAGATACATATTTTTTTATTTGTATCGAGAATAGGTCCATAGATAAGGCTTCATAATCCGTCTTTAACAAAGCATACATCTTATTGACTCTCTTAAATAAATCATTACTCGTTTTTAGTGACACATCACAATATACTAAAAGATCCGATATTAGAAATAACCAATCGTCATTGGTATCGTGGATCATTTCCCCTTCTATAAGAGTATTGTTAAATAATGCATCGTTTGTGATACATAAGCGAATTATAATCATTCTTGGTAACGAGTATCCCATTTGAATCTTTTTATCAATCATAACAACAGTGTTTACAAAATCTATCTTTGTCATAAACATTAAATATGGATTTCCGTTTGATTTTAAAGAACACACATGTGGTATTCTTTCAAGCCGATTAAAGTGTTTTTCTTTATTGAAAACTTCATGGTGTCTATCTATAATTCTGATGTCATATTTGTCTTGCAAATCATTTAAAATCTGAGTCTTTACAGAATTAGATTTAATATTTAAACCGTTCTTATTGCAAAATGAAATATATTGTGTTTGCATATTGGAGTTACCACCAATGTTTGAATATAAATGTTTCAAAGTAAGAACTCTTAAATCAAATTTTTAAAACTTCATGAAGCTTGACTCATATGTTTCAAATCCATGCAATTCTTGATCAGATTCGTTGTATTCAAAAATTATAGGATGGTTACCATCTATTGTAGATTCATTATTATCATGCCCTATTGGCGTTTTTGTATTGTTTTTAATGAAATTATCAAGTTCACTTAAACAAAAATCTTTAGTTTCTCCAATTTTATCAGGTTGATGTATACATGGTACATCAACATGTTTTTTTTTAAGTATTTCATTGGTAAAAAATTGATCTAATTGATCATTGTTTCCCATTGCTTTATCCTCATTTTCGTTGAATACATAATCGTATAGATCTTGTAAGTCTGTTTCAGGAGAGATGGTAGGTATGGGATTGGGATTAGGATTAGGATTGGGATTGGGATTATGTATTTTCTTTATTCCTACTTGCGTAGTGTTCTCAACCGGAATGGTATCTAATATTGAAGTATTTAAAGGAGACATCTTATTTTTACATGAATTGGTGGATATATCATTAACATAGTTAAGTATCATAAAATGAACTATAAATATAATGAGGAGCATTAGTATAGAGTTTTTTAGAACTAAAGCGAACATTGAATAAATCTATTAAACTTTAACATATTTTATTTTGGTCTAACTTTCCAACATAAATAAAGATTTACCATTTAAATTAAAAGAATCTTTTGTTTTTTCAAAGTGTTTACCACCTATAATATGAAACCCGCTTTTTTTATAAAATAAATGTCTTTTTTTGGCTTGATTACCAAATACAGAAAAATTATCAACAATATCAACTACTAAAGGTGTATATTCACGATCTATCATTGATTTTCTTTGAATTCTCCCGATAGATTGTTCAACATTCGATTTCGGTGATATCATTACCAAAGTGTCCAACTTAGGTAGATCAAAACCTTCACTTACCATGTTATACGTTCCCAATAGTATTCGTTTGGATTCACTTGTTTTTAAATCATCGTTTTTCATTCCACCTACATAAAACCCCATACAGGTTGTACTAAAACTGTTTCTGTCACATAAGGTTGAATGAATATCAACCAAATGTTGTCTTCTATCACTTAAGATTAACATATTTCGATTGGGTTCATTTGTCATTATTTCGTTAATTTTATCACAAATCATATCTGTGCGTTGTGTAAAAGAACAAATCTTATTTATCATTCTAGAAACATTAGGTTTACCATTAAACAATAAACATTCACCCCTATAACTCGCTTCGTGATTTTCAAACTCTATCATTTTAACAGAGAGACCTTTCTGTTCATCCTTGTTTCTTTTTCCTTTGTATACGATATCTCCTAAAAACCACTTGAACACTTTTGTTAATCCATCTGTTCTAGTTACGGTAGCCGACAGTCCTAAAGAATATCTAAAATTTAATTTATGAAAAGATTGTGAAAATACTTGTGCACCCATATGATGACACTCATCAACAATTACCATCCCAAAAGTTTTATCATCAAAATCTCGTAAACATAAAGTCTGAAGGCTAGCAATAACAATATCACAGTTTTCAGTTTCACATATTGATTGTTTGATTATACCGATTCGGGCTTTAGGAATATATTGAGAAATACGTTCCCTCCATTGCTTCAATAAGAAATCCTTATGAACTACCACTAATGTTTTTTTATGCAAGGTTGCTGCTAAGTACAATGCAATGACCGTTTTTCCCCAACCAGGTGGTAACTCCAATATTCCACCCATTTGTTTCGGATCTTTTGCATATTTTAGATATGAATTGACTGGTTCAATCTGGTTATCACGAATAACTCCACAAAATATTGCATCTGAACTCATATCGTCACCATCTGATATCGAATTTGTATGAGGTAATCCAAAATGTTTGAGACCATAATGTTTTGGAATGTATATTTTCTTAGAGCTCTCCATATACACAGTAAACTTGTTTGCGTTTTGATTTAAAACATATCCTTGGTTGTTTGATTGCACCGTCAATTCTTTTCTAAGATTGTCAATCATCGACTCGTTATTAATCAAAGAGACACCATATCCTCTATACGATAAAGATGTTACCTGAACTTCTTTATTGTTCATTGTATTTTTTCTTTGTCAATGTTTTTTTTGTAATTTATAAGTAAATGATTCTTATAAAAATAAGTTTGATTGTTTTATTACTATTAGTAGGTATAATACCTTTAAATGGAACTATAAGAAAGAATCAAAATAAAATCATGTTAGGTCTTTTATTTATCACTCTAATGTCATTGCTATATGATGATGTAAGTTTAACCTTATTGTTAATATGTTTATCTGTTTTGTTCATATTTAACATACAAAGGACAAAACTAAATGAAAAAGAAAAAATAACACAAAAATCCAAAACAAATATGAACACGAACAAATATAAAGACACTAAAGACACTAAAGACACTAAAGACACTAAAGACACTAAAGACACTAAAGACACTTACAAAAGTCATCCTATTCCCCCTTCACCACCAATATATTTGAATGAGACTCAACAACAAACTCCTTCCTATCCTAATGCATCCAATGCAGTTTCTAGACATTTCAACAACATGGACAGTAGATTAGAAAAAATGCAGACAAATGTATTCGATCCCATTAATATTGAGTTATTTTATAATGAATTAGGGGATCAACATAATATACAAGGGTTAGAAAAAAACATATCTGGCTACGATCAAAATATATTTTTAGTAGACAACTAATACTACAAACTTTGTGTTCAAGTCGATTAAGAAGAATACATAAAAGATAATATAATCAAAAACATACCCAAAAATATATTATAAATTCCCATAAAGTTTAATATACGATGTTTGAGAGTTTTCTTTATTTTATTGTCATTTATTGAAGTAATGTAAAGTAAAATATAAATATTCATTCCTATAAAATATACAGCAAGGGACAAAACAAACAACCGAATGTTGTTTGTATAAGTTGTCATTAACACGAGTAAAAATAACCCTAAAATAAATATTATAAATACGTCTGCAACAACACTGATATTTGAAACATTCTTTATATCGGATTGATCATTCATAACAATGACTGGCATACTGATTTTATTTATATGTAAATATAAAAAAATGGATATTTACAAAATTATGGTTTTAGATTTATTATCATTCACAATTGTTCTAATTGTGTTTGCAATGACAGTATATTTTATGAATATGAAACAACAAGAGATTTTATTAAAAAGTAAAATTAACGACTTAGAATATCTTGTAAAAAAAAGAACAATAAATAATAATGCGATAACACTTGAACAACAATTAAATGATGTAAATCAAAATACGTCCACAAACGACGATGCTGTACATGTAGTCAATAAAATACCAATTAATATTCATACACGAGGTTATCCTAAAAATTATACCATCATTGGAGTATTAAATGATTCGGTTAATCAAAAGATATTGCCATTATATGGTAGACAGGTACATAACGCTAGTTCGAAATGGAGTTACTATACATCCAGTGATGGATATAATACATTAAACTTGTCTATTGTGCACAATAACAAAGATTGTTGGAATGAATATGGATGTGAAGAAATTTTCTCGAATGATGTTGTGAATGTGATAGGCTACGAAGGAGAGTTCAAAGTGAATTTATATAAAAAAAACGGACCAACTTACATACCATATATCAATTAAATTGAATATTCCGAGCTACTGTTACAATGTTCTGTCTTTTTGGGACCCTTATAATACATTTTTTCCCATTCATATTTTCTTCTCATTTTATTCTGTTGAATATTAAGGTATAAATATATACTATATAATATTACAATAATTGCAATAGTTACAGAAGCGACATTTTGATTTATTTTATTGAGTAATGACATCCCTAACATAGTCATACTGATTGCAAATAAAATTAAAATATATTTTAACTGTGTCATCTGAAATTGTTTGTGATTTATTTTATAATCATTAAGTTGAAAAGAACGAAACGAGCTATAGCCTTTATTGTAAAAATCAGAGACAACTCTTTCAATAGCATCAAGTTGTTCTTTCTGAGTGTCAACAATCATTCCATTCTTGTTTTTAAGGTCAGTTTGTTCGTTCGCTAAAGTTCCAAGAATAGAAGCTGATTCTATTCTTGTTGGAAAAACTGTATTATCCATATAACCTCTCCATCTTTTGAATGCAAAAGCCCATCCTGTTTGATCTGGTATATTGTTAATAATCATTTTGGACATGTAATGTATTTTATTTTTCAACTGTTGTCTTTCACCCATAATAGACACTTTTTATATTAGAAAAAGAATTTATTCTTGAAAAAATAATGTAGAACATGATATAACAAAATAGCAACAACGATAAGAGTGTTAAGAACCACAATAACATTTCCAACTAATTGTGCATTCATTCCTAAAAGATTTGACGATCCAGTGTACAATAAAGACACCATTCCAAATACATAAAATAGGAACACAACAAGAAACACCCAAAACCAAAACCGTTTTTTATTATACAGTTTGTTGATGCGGGTGTTTTTATTCATCATTGTTAAAACATATGATCTATGTTTATTGAACATAGTTTCTTTTTCCCCAATAATGAGGTCCTGGTTTTCAAATGTATTATTAAGACTAATGTTTTGAGTCACGAGTGTATTGTAGGTTTCATTGCGGATATTCATGTTATCGTTAATCTCGTATATCGCATCGATGATTTTACTTACATTGTAAGGTTGTATGGAAGTCGCCGTAAAAACACTACCAGTACCACCATTTGCATATTGGATTGCTCTTAGTTCGTCTGAATCTTCCCCACTTGGAAGTGTATTAAGTGTAATACTAGCATTACGAGCTGGTAAAGTGATTTTGTCGTGGATAGGTGGCTTATCAGCAGATACAGAACCAGCATACATACATGTGTATAATATAGAAGACCATGTAAAATATTTAACAACTTGTTCCGCTGTTGTAGCAAGATGACTTATTAACATGTTATCACCGGCTTGTACTTCTGGAATGGCTCGAATACGCTCATAATACCTTTTAAGGGTGTCATTATTAGAAGATGTCAACTGGCTCCAAAGTGCAGTCTCATCGGTAAAAGCGCCAGTAAATATATTATTCGCAACATCAATCTTATCAGAAATAGTAAATGCGGCCTCAAATTTTTCTAAACTAAAAAAATCAATCAGTTCAGCTGGTATAAGTTGTTTCACATCACCACTGGCGGAATTTGTAATTTTAGTAAGATTTTCTACTAGTTTCTCATATCCATCTGTGGTGGTGGAGGGAGAATCACTTTTTTTCCAAAAACGTTTTTCTTCATAATCCCAAGCATTTGCTGTTGCCATATTTATAATTTTATATTATAATTAGATATTATTGCTCTTAAATTTGTAATCAGTTTTACGCCATTTATATTTTATACTTTTTTACACACAACATCTATACATAATGCTCTCACCAGCTGACGGAGAAACTCTAGTGATCTTCACCAACTGTCCACTATATATGTTTAAATACTTCGCCATTGGATCTGTTTTTAAAATTGCTGGAAATTGTAATTTGCTTTTTAAGTTAAACTTTTGTATAAGTTTGTTTATTTCATCCTGATCTCGAATAACCTCATGTTTAGGAACCAAATTATGTTTGGAAACGTTGAATAATAACTCTTTTATCAAAAACACCTGAAGATGCATATTATCAAATTCTTCAATATTTTTTGCATTAAAATTGTTTATTTTTTCCCTAAAAACAAGAAGAATCTCTTGAATATTTTCATTATCAACAGGATGAATGTACTTCCTAAGATCTTGAACTTTAAACTTTGAGTTCATGTAATATATAATCTTCATGTTGTTATTTACGGGAATTTGAAATATGTTTTCATTAACACGGAACATTGTTTCCAACTCGGATTTGGAAATAGAGTTTAAAAGGTCGATGTCCTTTCCTTGATCTGTGAGCATATCTTTGATAACTGTAAAACTACGATAAATATCATTACTTGCATCCATTTGTATAATCGAGTAAGATTGTATTCTTTCTACAACATAATAAAAAAATCAAATCAATTTTTAAATAAGTGTTTTTTAATGTTCAATATTTCGTTTAAATATCACAACTTTATTCATTATCATCATCTAAACCTTCGTATCCATACGATAACTTGATACAATAACCATTCCAACATATTGCACCATTAACCATAATTGATTGCGCAAAATGTTTATCAAAATATTCTTTCAGACCTTTCTTTCGTAAAAGTTTTGTACCTATTGCTTCAGTTTTATGCCATTCTTTATATTCACTGTACATATCTTCCAATATTAATACTTTGTTTTCATCTTTTATGATGAATGTATCCATGAATTCACCAAGAACATCATTGCTTCTTTGATAATTTTTAGTGCATTGTAATACTTCAGTAGGTTCATAAATACCATGATCTTTATACATTTTAAAATAATGAATCAATAGTGACATGAAAGTTTCTCTCCAATCATCAAACTTGAAAGCAAGTTCTCTATCGATATGGAATTCTTTTTTGTTAGCCGGATTCGGGTTTTCACAGAAATGCGAATCGAATTCTACCAGTCTGATTCTGCGCCAAGTTCCACCATCTTCAGGAGGTACACTCGGAAGATGATTACAAGTTAGAACCATTTTAAACATAGGTTTGAATTCAATAGATTCTTTGTAAAGACCACGGGCAATAATTTTATCATTACCACTTAATTCTTTCATGAAACCAGCGTTTATTTTTTCACCTTCTTCGGGCTCTTGTAAAACAGCGAATCTTCGTCCTTTAGCGCGAACAAGTTCACTATTTGTTTGACTGGAACCCACTCTTTTACTTGTTAATAATGTAATATTAAAAGTGCACGCATAATCACCCAAAACCTTTTCAAGCAATTCAATACATTTACTTTTTCCATTACTACCATGACCTGTCCATATATAGAATTTTTCTTCTTTGTTGTTACCATCGAGCATACTTGACATCAATGTTAGCATATATTCTCGAACAGCCTTATTAGGTAATACTTTACTCATGAATTCCATAATTCTTTCTATATATTGATCTTGGGGATCATATTCAATAAAATTAATCTTGGTACTGAAGCTGATATAATCTTCGGGATGACCTTCACGAAACTCAAGATTGCTAAGATCGTACACTCCGTTTTCAAACCCAATCAAGTTTGGATTAGCATCCAATAGTTCGTCTTCAAATTTCTCATTGAAAAATAATGATGCGCACTCCTTCAACATCTTATCTTTAAAATCTGTTCGTTTTAACTTATTTGCTATTTTTGACAATAGTTGATTCTTTTTGGTAAATTGTTCTTGTTCTTCTTGTTGTTCGGTAGCTGCGGCTTTCGCAGCGAACTCTGATGCGAGTTTCAAATAATCTCTAGAGACCTCTGTAGACATTTTCATTTTCAACACATAACCGTCTTCACATTTTACCCATCTATGATTTTTAAACTCGTACCATACTCTATTTCTTATCGAAGCACATACAAAATCTTGCTTAAATTTATTATATATTACCATGGCGATATCATAATCTGTATCATTTGTACTTGTTAACATTAATGAATATAACGAAGATCTCATAATTTCATTGTATTTATCAACATTATCGCTTTTTGCCCACATACATAAAGTCCCTAGACCCAATCCACTGTCTTTCATATATCGCCATGCTTTTTCACATTCATTTTCATCAACAAACTTTGATGACTTTTTACTAAACTCGATCCATTCGGGAAGTAAACGATTATCTATATTACGGACACACCATCCTACACCGATCCAGTTTTGATAAGAATCAGCTCTATCACTCTTAAGAATAAGTATTAATGATTTCGCTAATTCGTAATTCTCGCTATTTTTTAAATTTCTATTTTCCTTAGTCTGTTGACTTTTCATAATCACCATTTGTTTAGTCATGTTATTTTGGTACCTATTTTCCGTTTCATCTATTAGTTCGCTCACATTAGCTTTATGTTTCGTTGGAATAAGCTTATTTCTTATACTTAACACTTTTGTGTATATCCACGGAGTATCTATATAAATAGGGTTTTCCATCTTTGAAACCATAATACAATCATCATCAAATGTGTATGTATAGTGATGGGATAATACATATGGTTCATTATAAGGTTTACGACTTCCGTACATTGTCCAGTTGTTCTTATCAATGACCGCTTTATCAAAAATATCATTGATATCGTTTATTGTATTTAGTTTTTTACAAATCTTATTAGCTTTTTCTAACAGATTATCACGAATCAAAAGTTGTAATGAAAGTTTAGTAACTACATTTTGAATAATAATATGAATACCATCTTTGATAACATTCTTTCTACAATCATATACTGGTCCAGATTTTTCCATGATATAAACCTCAAATTTGGAAATATCAACATATTTATATAACTCGCTGATATATATGTTGATGAATTCGTTAATATCTTCAATTGTATGTTGTCTGTTTTTATTCTTTTCATTATTTTCATAACGAAAGTCCAAATCAATAAGTATAGGAGAAATGTCTCTATGTCGTTCTGTAAAATGTAATAACTCCCCTTTTTTCAATGCATCATTGTAATTATCTAAAAAAGAATCTTCTTCCACACCAGGTATATAAAAAGATCCAATAGGATTCATTATACTTGTGTGTGTAAAAGTGCTTGTTTTTACAGTCTTGAACTGGTTGACATGTTCTGTGAAGAAAGAAGTATTTCGTCCATTTTTGAGAGACATTATAATTATAATTTGAAAATATTTTTAATATAATTTCAAAAAAACAATAATATAACGACCTGTTTTACACTCTTATTGTATTGATGTTATTATGGTATGATTCTTTATTTTAATTGTTTTTACCCTTTTTCAAAATCAATTTTTGTTATTATATCTTAAAGATATACAATGTGTGCCTCTTTTTGTTCACCAGAAAATGAATCGCTTTATAAAAAAAATGCAACCTGTTTTAGTAAAGACGAACTACTTATCTTTGCTAAAAGATATAACGACGCTAAACCTTTAAAGAAGAGTCCTCTTAAAGTAAAGAAGCATATCCTATTAAAAGATTTACAACAAAGACTAACTGTACATGAATCTAAATGGCCTGATTTAGATTTTATGAAGGTTATTTCAAAAGATACTCGAAAACAACTAAAAGAAGCTTTTCGTCCACAAAAACCGGACACATGGTACATTAACGATAAAGAATGGTTAAACACATGTGATTTGTTAAATGTGATGCATCAATATGAAAAACATTATAAAAGTTTCAAGTTTTTAGGAGTTCATCCTATTGATTTTGCTTATAAAAGTAACGGCAATTCATGTATTTCTCCTGAGTTATGTAATTTTAATGTGGAAAGATTTATTAAAGCTAAATATAATCAAGTGGGTGTCATTTTTAACCTCGACAAGCACTATGAACCCGGTTCTCATTGGGTTTTATTGTATATTGGTTTAAAACCTCATATGAAAAACTTCGGGTGTTATTTCATAGATACAAACTCTACAGAAACTCCACAAGAGATAGCAACATTTATGCATTCTACGAAAGGCCAAATACAAAAGTATTATGATAAGAAAATTGCAAGTAAGTTTGAAATTTTAGAAAACAAAAAACGATTTCAGTTTAAAAATACTGAATGTGGAATGTTTTGTTTGTATTTCTTGATTGAGTTTCTTAATAAACGATCATTCGAATCTATTATACAACAAGATATTCATGATGATGTTGTGCACAAGTATCGAGATATTTTATATACACCAAAAATTTAGTTTATTTTTTTAAAAATATTGTTAGCAAAATTATTTTCCGTATTTTAAAATTCATAATCGTCGACCTTCTCTAAGAACGCCAAATTTCATTTGAAAATGATGATCTCTATTATTGAAATCATAGATGTTACCGTAGTAATCATAAAAGGTTATGCTAAGTTTTTTAAAATCAGATAAAGGTGGGTTGAAATGTTTAACAACCGAAGTAACATAATTATTGTTTGGCTCACAATTGGATGTATTGTTCAAAATTGCAAAACAATCATCCATTGGTTTGTTATTTGCCGTATACACTTTCGCTCTTTTAACCCGCATTACGATGTATTTTTCAATATTGAAAGATATTGGATACGGACTGACAATTTCGTAGTTTGATTTGCTTATATTATTTATTGATGTATAATTATCAATACCGAATCCAATAACTTTACCAATAGAATTAGATTTCATAGAAACATCCATATTATTACTTCCTGGATTATTTAGATTATTTACAGTATTACCCTTAAAGTTTAGTGTAAACTGTGTATCGCTTGTAAAAGTAACTTTTTTGTTTTTTGTATTCAATGTGATATTCATACCATTTGGAAGAGCTGTATCTAAAGCTGTTATTATAGAATTGATATCGTTTTCATAATCGCCTTCTTCAATGGTCACTACATTTTCTTCAGTTGTTGTACCCGTTGAATAATGTAATGTATTGTTATGCTTATGAATGAGATATCGTGAAAAAGGCACATCTGCTAACATAAGTTCTAATGATACGATATTATTAAGATTTTGATATAAATCCACATCATATGTTGAAGACGAAGGAAACACGGTTTTATTTCTGTCTCTACTATCGATCAAATATTTAATGTATTTTATATTATCTGTTCCTTTTTCTGGTAATGGTATGATAAACGGATTACTTCGCACATCCGAAAAAAAACTCTGAAAACTTTCGTTCATTGAATTTGTTGCCATGATGATATTTGTAGTTTAACTATAAGAAAATATAATATATTTAATTTTAAAAATAATATCCAATGGATAAATCGTTAAACTTTATGTCCATTGAAAATTTACAAAATCTTATGAGTATTTTTGAAAAGTTTATGATTGAAAGATATTCAATAAATATTGAAAATCATTCCGATGTTAAACTTAAGCAAATTATTTATGAAACAATGATGAGAGTGACTGACAACTCTGCAAATCACAACATCCCGTTACTTGATTTGAACAAAATAACATTATCTATTGTAAAAAATGTGATAAAACAAAAATTAAGTTTGGATAAATCTAAATTAAACAACACATCATTAAATCGAGATCGAGAGGTACATAAGGACAAAACTATACACTTGTACGAAAGTGATAGACCACAGTCCAGTAAGAATAGTGGTGGATTATTTTCAAATGATGTAAATAAACAATTCACTGAGATATCTGAATTGAGAACCAACGAAAGAGAGTCGCGTGTTTCTCATACACCGTTACCATCTGATGTATGTACAGATCAAGCCTTATGTACAGCTGATTTTGTGAAAATGCTGCATTCTTTAGAGCATTCGCGTGATATGAAACAGACCTCATACGAAAATGATAATGTGGACAAGACTTGGTTATCTGATATTTATAAACAAAACTCTGAAAAACATCCAAAAGAGTTTTATAACACTACTGAACAATTTATGCAATTAGAAGATACACCGAGTGTTAAAAATAGTCATCATGTAGCAATAAAAGACATCGAAAAGAGCAATAATGGTAGTTTAAGAGGGGATGTTAAATTAAATATCCCAAAAACAAATAAAACATATTTGATTGTTGATAGTCGTGATCGAGATATAATAAAATTCCCAAATCCAAGTGAATATATTATAGAGCTTGACATTCTACTAAGAAACATTCTTAAAATAAAATTTATGTATGCTCAATATTCCAAACCAGATATTGTGGGTGTCGACGATACTTATGTAAATTTACATATAGAAGAGTTTGACACTAAAAACATATCAATCAAGAAAAATTCTAAGAGTGCGTTTTTACAATTACCCTTATCGGATTCAATATTAAGCAGGATTTCTGGTAAAGATTTTATAGCGAAAAAATATTTTCAGTCTCCATTAAACAAATTAAACAAACTTCAAATTAAATTTACAAAATATAATGAAGAAGTTTTTGAAAATATGACAGAACACTTGCTCAAATTTGAAATCACATACATTCAAATTGACTCTATTTTCGAACAAAATGTTATTAATGAACACGAGTTACTTGTTAACGATTCAGAAGTGATCGCTTCGAATGAAATATCCAACAATGAATAAAATAATCTTAAAACATGATTTACAGCTTTCTTTTTATTCTCCTCCACCATCGTGCTATTTTTGTAGCAAAATAATTTGTCATAATTAAATGAAATATAATAGTTGATCTTCTGTTTAAGGCGCTTTTACACATTCTAAGGAACAACAGGTCGTCATTATAGAGTTGATCGAATCCTTTTTCCAAAATATGTTTAACATGTATAAACCATCCTTTGTTTATATAAGCTTCAATCAAAAATTCATTTTTTACATTTTTACAATTAATGTTTGTCCCACCTTCAATCAAAATACTGGATAGTTCACTGTTGTTTTTAGAAATTGCATGAAATATGATATTTTCTTCTCTATATATTTCATTAACATTAATATTATAATGATCTATTAGTAACTGAAGTAAATCAGAATTTTCAGTTTCCAGAACATAATATAAAAATGATGTATTTGTACCATCTATATAGTTAGGATTAGCACCAAATATTAGTAATCGTCTTGCGATATTGAGTGAATTAGCTTGTATAGCTGCTATGAGTAACACGTTCTTTTCAATTGAATCACTTGGATATAAAGATACGATCTTTTCTAGTAAACATAACCCAATTTGCTCGTTCTTGATAGGTTGATTCAAAGAAAGCTGAAAGAGCTCTGGTAATTTAAAAGAATTAGCTTGTTTATATGTAACAATAAATCTCAAGAGATTTAAAATTACAAAGGTACTATTATTAATTATAGCTGTTTTTAAAATATTATCTTCTTTATTGTGAAATACATCTTTATTTAATAGTCTTATCATTAAAATTACTTAATAATGTTTAATTATACTATTATTTTAGTTTTTTGAACAATAATCGTGTGTTTGTTAATACTTTTATTTCTTAAACAGTGTTAATTTATACCATCCATTCTTATTATTTTTCATCAAACCGACCTTATCTAATACACCACTTTTTGCATACATTTGATAATCAAACAACTCATCTGTATCAGATATCCAAATGTATTCATTTTTATCAATAATAACTTTATATGGTTTTACCTTAATCTTAGAAATAGCTTGTTGGTCTATGTTATGATAATCATCTTCAATACGAGATAAATACGCTCTATCAAAAACATTAACATCTAAGGGAAACGACCAACATTCTATATCTTTATTAAGTCCTTTGTGTATGGAACAATCAACCGACCCTCTTTTAATAACCTTAAGGAGTTTGGAAATTATAGTGTCTTTTCTTTTCGATAGTTCGTAAATGACTTGATCTGTGGATTTCATTTTATCAGCTGATTTTATAAACTTAGACTTACCTGCCTGTAGTTCAGTCATTTTCATACGATACATAAATACACTAAAGTTTCTTTCTTTTAGAGGTAAAGCAAGGTGAGAGCAAGTTCTATTTGCACGACCAATAACTTGATCAATACGTGATTTGTTCCAATAAGGTTCCATTATATGAACCTGTCTCACATTTTTCAAAGATATACCTGCGGAACCAGATTGTGTAATCATGATAACCTTTATCAACGAACCACGAAGATTATCATTTTTAGTTCCTTCACTATCCATTAATGATAATTTTTTTCGCACATCTGAATCCAACGAATCTAATTCAGAATTGAATATTTTTAAGATTATATTAGATATGTCTTTGTTTGTTGAAAAAAAGGCATATTTAGGCTTGAGGTAATCTTCTTCCGCAACATGAATATGTACCTTATTTTTTTCAATACCGATTTTCATTTCGGCATAGCCTCTTGCTTTCAAAGCCAATCCAAAAATACCCAAACCTTCCATCGTTCTGAATTGTGAATATACTAAAGATGTTCCAGGCGTTTTCTTCATGTTCTCTATGATTCTTTCAAATTTTGGTGAGTATAATTTTAAATCTTTTGTTAAAAACTCGTCTCTTCTTTCATCAAGTTCTTTGAATGCTTTCATAATTTTTACTTCATATTTTTTTTTGGCTATATTTTTTGTGGACAAATTACTTTCGTAATTTTCTATATCGTTCTGAAGATCTTCGTCAATATCTATTTCTTCATTCATATAAGATAAGCGTTTTTTTGGAAAAGGCCTTTCTATTTCTTCAGGAAACGAAAAATTGCATAGAATGCGTGAGAATGTTTTAAAGACGCCAGATGTTTGAAACAAACCAGTTTTTTGAATCTTTTTATTTTTTGCATCTTTTTTAATTTCTTCGTCACGCTTTAGTGCATATTTATTAAACTGATGCTCTGAGAAGAATAATTCTTGTGTTTGTTCGCCTAAATTTCTGGGATAAAGCGACATATCGGTGCTCTCATAATAGCTGACTATTCCTATCATTCGTCTCATAAACAGATCCTCATTTTTAATTTCGTTTTTTTCGTAGTCGATAAAATAATCATCGAAATCATTTTTTTCCGTTGGAAATAACTTAATTCTTTCTTTAAAGAAATCTTTCTTTTCAGAATAGTTACTGATTAAAACACCTGATTTTTTCATATCTGTTACGATGGAAGCAACTCTTTCTACATCTGTAGTTTCTTTTCCACCCACATATACAAGAAGGCCTTTCTTATTTTTTTGAAATCCAGATGGTGTAAGAACAAGTTCAACTCGATTATGTCCTGATTTTTCTTTAATTTCGTGATATTCTACATCTGGATGGTTTTGTAACAAAAAGTTATTAGTAAAATGATTTTTAAAATGTATTTTGTATATTGTTGTTACACCCTTCAAAAGATTGAGTGTGTATGCAATTTCCTTTGGATAATTAATAATAGGTGTACCGGTTAATAGTACAAGTTTCACATTCTTTGCGTTTATTAGATCTCGATATATCGTGATTGACAGCTCATTTTCTTCTTTATTTGTTTTTTGTTGCTCCTTTTTACTATTACTGTTAACTACTGTTGATATAAATAGATGTGCCTCGTCGATTATTACCAATTTATCGTCGAAAATATTTTTTGCGGAAGTCATAGCCTTATATTTTTTCATTTTCATCCCATTGTATCGGAAAAACTCATATCTTGAAGATATCATAGAATGTACCTGTTGTTGAATGTTTTGTTGTTCATTAGAAGTTAGCTCTTTGTAATTTGGAGATTTTTTCTTCATTGTCTTCCAAATTCCACCTATTCGTTTTGTAATATCTGAACTTACACCAAACTCGTCAACCACTTTTTCGAAAGTCTTTGATTTTATCGAAACAAATTTCCAATGTTGATTTAATGAATATTGTTCATGTCCACATTTCATTATCTCATTTCTATAGTTCATCTCTAGAGATGCAGGCAACATGACCATGACAGATCTTGAAGTATTTTTCATCATTTCAGCAACTGCGATTGACGCACAAGTTTTCCCAACACCTAAACCATGAAATAATAATAGTCCACGATACGGACTTTTATGTTGTAAATAATCACGAATGAACTCTTGATGTGGCATCAGAGTGAATCTTTCTTTTGTTATGTTACAGCCCTCAACTTCAGTTTCAGTTTCAGTTTCAGTTCTATTCGTAGAATATTTTTTAAAAGTTTTAGTTATCCATGTTGGAAAAGTTTTGGACATACTTGAAACCCACTCATCTGTATTTACATCGGTTGACATTTCTTTTGTTTATATACATATATTTTTGATATATTCTATTCTTAGTTCTTACATTTTAGTAAAAATTTGATTTTGAATTATACTTAAAGACTTATACATATTATACTTGATATTGTTAAAACTTGTATATTATTATATTACTTAATACACAATGACATCACTTAATGAGACACCTTTTAATCCACAGAATAAACTGTTACAGATTGAAACGATTAAAAACATACTCGAGTTACATAATATGACTAAAGACCCTATAGATATTTCCATTTATCGTAAAGCATTACTACATAAATCATATTGTACAAGAAAAAATGAAAACTTCATTAGTGGAAATGTAGAATGTCCAAATAATTGTTTACCATTACAAGAGGAATCAAACGAGCGACTAGAATTCTTGGGTGATGCAGTACTCAATCTTGTTGTAGCCGATTACCTTTTTGAGAGATATCCTAGTGTAAATGAAGGTTTTTTAACGATCATGAGAACACGGTTAGTCAATGGTAATATGTTAGGATTTTTAGCTAAAAAACTTGATTTAGGAAAGCATATCATAATAAGTAAACAGATCGAATCCAACAATGGTCGTGCTAATGTAAAAATTTTGGAAGATGCATTTGAAGCTCTTATTGGTGCTATTTATATTGATTTCAACTCGTATAATGATATACAATGTAAAAAAATGACTACATTACAAACATCTGGAACAGGATTCCAAATTGTAAGAGAATTTATTATAGATACAATAGAAACATATATTGATTTTTCCAAATTAGTTAATCAGCAGGTAAATCCTAAAGATAAACTAATAAAAAATTGCCAGCACAATTTTCAATGGATACCAAAGTTATTGGAATTAGACATAACTGAGAAGGATAATACAAAAATTCATACAATTTGTATTAAAAATCCTAATAATGAGATTATTTCAACTGGTAAAGGAAAAAACAGAAAAACTGCTGAAATTAATGCTTCATTGAGAGCTCTTGAATATTTTGGTTGGGACCAATAATAATACCTAATTTAAAATAAACCCTTTTTACAATCATTTTGTATTAATGTTCCCATTTTCCACAAAGTGTAGGTCGATGTTACAAAAAAAGCAGCAACACCCTCTCCTATACTACAGCTTGATGCAATGAAAACAAGACGTACCCACGTTACAATCATAGCCATCATATATATGACAAAAAGCAATAAAATGAAAAATACAAGTACGCCTCCACCTGTACTTTCTTTAAAATGTTCTTTGGTGGAGAATTTTTCTTTTTTTGTTAAATTTGATAAAAATAGCACCGCTGGATTTGCTGAGCTTAACATATCAACAGCTTTCCTTTTTAACTCCTCATTAATCAATTTAGACATGAATATTTATTTATAATATAAGATTTTTTTTAATCATATATAATTAAAAAAAACAACACAAAACAACTGAAAACTAACCCTTTTTTCTTACTTACACTGCAATAGGTTCAAATGTAGTAGTAGGTTGTTTAATCTCCTTGATAAAATGATGCTTCATATAAGTTTGTAGATTAAAGTATGTCACAGTATCAGATTCTTTACATCCAAAAATCTTTGTTAGTGCAGCATCGGGAATAATGTGCCTTTTATCTTTCTCATTTCGAAGATCATTTCGTTTAATATATTCGTTCAACATTCTAGTTACATCCTTACGAGGGATGCGTGTACCTTCTTCAATACTCAAGAATGAATATAGCTCCTTACTCAACAAAGATGGCATCGCAAAACCACTTAGAGGACGATTCTCCGTGTTAATCCGATTCTTACTTTTCTGTTTAGAAATGGCTCTAATAACCTGTGTAAAATCTTTCTCCAAAGTCCTACCAATAGTCTGAAGCTCCCTTACCTCGCGATTAATAGCAGCAACCTTAGATGTAAACAGATTAAGTTTCGTAATAAAGGCATTCTTCTCTGTTTCAGACTTGTCCGACTTAATATCAGTATCAGATTTAGTATCCTCAACTGGTTCTGGTTCTGGTTCTTGTTTAATTTCCTCAACTGTTACCGGTTTAATTTCCTCAACTGTTACCGGTTTAGTTTCCTCAACTGCTACAGGTTTAGTTTCCTCAACTGCTACAGGTTTAGTTTCCTCAACTGCTACCGGTTTAGTTTCCTCAACTGTTACCGGTTGTTTATTAGAAACGGTTTTTTTTACAGACTTCTTAACATCTTTAGGTTGAGTATCAACAATTTTAGAATCAAGCTCAGCAATTTTCTTTACCCTTTTAGGTGGCATGATTGTTACTGATATTTTAAATTGTTAATGATAGGTATCTTTAAATATGTTTATATTACTATATCAGATATGGTCATTCTAAAAGAGGTCCTTTTTATTTTCTTTTTTATTTTTTTCATATTTTCTAACATATTTCGAAGATATTTTGTTTCATTTCCATCAATAATACAATAGTTATCTTTGTCAATTGATTCAAAAAACAGATCCATATTTTGAAAAATTGCACATTTAACAAAAAAATATGAAAATATGTTTGTACTTTCATGCAAATAATTATTACCCCTTAATGTAATTATATCATCCAAAATATCTTGTGAATACTTCTTTTCTCTATTAAAAACTGATTGGAATTTTTTAAGGGTAATTTTGTCTTTGTGATGACAATACGCATATATAAATGAATGTATAATAACGGCAAACACTTCCACATATGCTTCATATAAATTTAAAGATCCATCCCTTACAATATTCCAATTTGTTTTGCATATATTATCATAATATATATCGTATTCATTTAATGGATGAGTATTATGTAAATGTAAAAGCTCATGAAAAAGCACTTTTAGTAGCTCCTCTTTTCTATATACCACGATCGTAGGTAATTCATTGTAAAATATTGTAACTCCGGTGTTTATTGAATTTGCATTAATCAGTTCCCCATTTATAATCGATTTTTTATCAAATTTCTTTTTTTCTTCTGACAAATAGAAAATCATTCTAAAATTTTTACTTTTTCTTTGAAATATACTATGTATTTGATGAATACATATCATCATGAAATTGATGATTGGTTTAAATTTGACTACATCAGCGTTGTCTTTGTAATTAAATTCTACATAAATTTTGTTTTGATTGTTTGTAACTATAAAACATTTTCTTTTCCATTTTGTTTTAAATATATTTACACCGATGTAGTCATTCCTATTTCCTATATCATTTATAGTTCGTTTTATAATATCGTCACCTATTATATTTTTTATGGTTTTGAAATATACATTTTGTAAGTGATACTCTATATTACTGTTTTTCATATTACTAATAAGTTTCTCAATAAATTTATCACACATTGCTTGTATTATTAATTTTATTAACAAATTATTTAAAACAGGGAAGGAAAAAACATATCTAATTCTTTTAATGAAGTATTTACATTACACTGTTCCATATCTACATTGAAAATAATATATAAATCCCCTCTTTTTGTTTTTCCCTGTAATCCTTTTTCATTTATCACAATATCCTTTTTGTGTGATTTATATGGCGTGTGTTGTATTTTGATATCCTCTTCAAAATGCTTTAGTGTATACTCAAATCCATTGTAATAATCATATACACTTATATCACATGAAATGACTAAATCATGTTTATCAATACAATGGTTTATGACATATTTTTCACAATTTGTTATATTAAAATAAACATAAAGATCGCCATATGTGTTAGTCGTACAATTCCAATCACCTTTGTTTGGATAACATCGTTTTGTTTGATAATCAATAAAAGGAATTAATAATACATGTATGTTTGTGTGTTTGTTTTCATCAAGATATTTTATTTTAATTTTTTTACCATGTTCATTATAAAGCTCATGTAATGTCACATCAATAGTTATATTTATATCATATATATGTTTATCTGTATTCACGGAATCGAATTCGTTTGCGTCATAATATACATCATCCGATTCCACATCGTTGTTCCACTGTTTATCAGAACGACTTTTATTTTTTAAAACATCATTAACGAAATCCTTTAAAACATAACAAAATTTACAAAACAAATACATATAATTTAAATCAAATGATTCCCTATTACTATTTGAAAAGAACGAAGCTCTGTCGAAATCTTTTGATAAATACTCGTAGGCAGCATTCACTCTTAAAAATTCATTCGAATTTGTATCACTTTTATTCATTTTAAGTTTATCTGGATGGACATTTAGCGCTTTTTTTTTATAAGCTTTTTTTATTTCATCTGGAGAATATTGGATATTAATATCAAGATTAAGTATACCATATGCAATGTCTCGATTTAAATACATTAACCTATTTTAACTAAATGTCAATCAATAGTTTTCATTTAAACCAGTTTTATAATAACATAACAAGACATTATGATAACTTTTCTTTAGCTGTATTAGAATCATTAAATTTAAAATTAGTTTCTAATGAAACAAGGTTGTATGATCTACCTCATCTATTATTTTATGGACAAGATACGAGTCTATGTAAAGCCTATATTTACCAAGTATTGAGATGGGGTTTGCATTATGAAGGAGACATTCTTCTTAAAAATAATACTTTTACAATAAATAATATAGATGTTCAATATTCAAACACTGAAAACTTTATTCAAATTAATTTTGAAACACACCTTAATAAAGAAAAAAATGCATTGATCGATTTTATAAAACAGGTTGTATCGCAACGAAATGTTCTTCACAGTAAACATATATTCATTTTATGGAATATTGAAAAAATAACACATCAAGGCCAATATAGATTAAGAAGAATAATAGAAAAAAACCAAGAATATTCCTTATTCGTTTCATTTATCTCACAATACACAAAATTAATAGATCCTTTGAAAAGCCGATTCTTGATGATAAGAGTACCCTGTTTAAAATCCTCACAAAAGAACAACGTATTTACCTCATTATTCCAAGAACATAATGAAGCCATTCATGAAAATGAACGCAAAAGTTTGGAATCCACCAATATTTTGAAAAAGATAGACAACTATTGTACCAATCTTGAGGATGTATATATATACTTTAAATCATACATTATTCACAATGATCCTGATATTTTTATCAAAGATATAAAAATTTTCAACTTTGTAGATAACGAAATTAATATTTTGTTAAAAGGATTTAATAAAATAAAAAACGCTTATGAACTTTTAGATATTACAAGAACATTTATTTACAAAATCATCCATTACAATATAGATCACTCCATCACTGCAAAGTTAATTTTTAAAGCATTGCTTAAATTGAAACTTTCAGACGAAAAACTCAAAAGTGCTACAAATATATTGGCTAAATTTGAACATTCAACATTATTCATTAGTGTTTGTAAACTAGTATATGCATACGAATATTTGTTAATCGAATTATATAAAATCACACACCATGAACAAGATTGAATGCTATTACATAAGGCATAAATATCGACAGAGTGTCATGTGTATTCATAATGACATAATTGCGTTCGTTGTGTATTTTTGTCAGTATTTTTCTATTATTCATTACTGTAGCTTCATAATATGTCTTGTCTAAAAGGTTTACAAGTTTATCCAATTCAAAGTTCAATTTGAATATGAAAGCATTTCTTATTTGTACATTATGTATATCGCTAAATAACATATATATTTGTTTAAGAGCATGTATATGTGTAACAAAAGACATTTAAATACATACATCTTGAACATGTTCTTAAGTATCTTCTTTTTTTATAACATTGTCTAAATGTGTAAAAAAAATATATCATTTGTTAACGATTTTTTTCATGTTCTTTCAAAAATTGAAGTAGTTATCAAAAATATTGTTATAATTATAAAAATAAAAATGAGTATTCGTAGCATAATAAACATTCAGAAAATCGTCGAGATACCTTCTAGTTACCCTAATGAATTCTTACAATTCTGCGCTGTTAATCTTTTAAAACCACCTGCAATTGGGTCAAAAAACGGCAAGGCACTTGTTACAATGCTTCACTATAAAGAATATTACTTTAATCGAGACACTTGTAATGAGTTTGTAAAAAAATTTAATATTGAAACCAAAGACAGTATTCAACTCTTTAATAAACATGAACAATGGGGAATAGCAACAAGTAAAAAAAAATCAATATATTATGTAGATTATCCTTATCATGTAACCAACAAACCTAAAATGAGGAAAAACTTTAAATATGGTGGAACTAATTCGGAAAAAAATGAAGAAATTGAAAAGATTAAGTCAATAATTAAAGCAGATTATATTGATGTACCTATACATTTATGGCAATTGGGACATAAAAATCCTAATACGGATGACAATACATCTACTAATTTGGTGTTACAACCTCCCATTCAAGCAAAATATAGAGACAATTATATATTCATTGATACATTAACTAAGTTTCCAACTCCCAAACATTTAAAAAACTCTATTGATAATAATGATATTTGTTTGACTTCTGATCAAATAAAAGAATATTTTGATGTTTTTAAAATTTTAGTTGAAAATCAGGATACATCTAACGACTTATCTGACGCATTGCAACGCTCTTTACAAATTTGATAATATTCTTCATTCATTTCAATACCAATGCATTTTCTTTCATTATTTTTGCATGCTAATGGCGTTGTTCCACTTCCCATGAAAGGATCCAAAACCAATGCATTCTTTTTTGTGAAGAGTTTAACAAGATGTTCCATTAATTTGATAGGTTTAACTGTTATATGCGTGTTATTTTCTCCCTTTTCTTTTTTTGATGGCTTTGATATCATGAAATTCTTATCATAAGCATCCGATATGTGTTCTGTAGTTATTATGTTTGCTGGAACATGGTCACTATAAATACCTACTTTTTGAGAAAAGTCTATCAAGCCTGTTTTATACATGATCTCATTTTGAATAAATGTATGATTTCCAATCGGTTTCATAGCCACACATATTGGTTCAAAAACAGATCTCATTTGAGGTGTTTTGAAATCTTTATATTCCCCTTTCAAATCACATTTTTCTTGATCATTAATATCCATTTTATCAATAACATGAAACACAGACATCCCTTTAGGAATACATTGTGTATATGTCCAGTTGATCATATCTCGTATTTCAAAGCCAGCATCTTCGCAACTCATAGCAATTGCGTGATATAAACGAGGTGACGAAAACGATAAAAAGTATCCACCTGGTTTTAATTTTTCATACAATACTTTTGAAACCATTAAGTAATAATCATATAATTTCTTTACTTGGTTCTTGTCGAATTTCATTCCTTTTGGAAGATGTTTTATATGACTATTTTTGTTGTCATTACTTATCTTAGAAGAACACCATTTGTTATCAAGTTTGTCTATAAAATATGGTGGATCCGTAATTATGCAATCTACACTGTTTTCCTTTAATTTTTCTATCTCGTTCATACAATCATTATGGATCAGTATTATATCTTTATTTTCATTTTCATAATTATCTTCGTTATGTTGAATATCTTCGTTATGTTGAATATCTTTGTTATGTTGAATATCTTCGTTATGTTGAATATCTTTGTTATGTTGAATATCTTCGTTATGTTGAATATCTT